GGCATGACTGCCGCCACCGGGTTACCGCCGATGCTGCCGGAACCGCCGTCGTCCACGTGAAGGTGGTTGTAGTGGTCCGGGGCCATGAAGATCGTCCGGAACCCCAGCTGGCGGGCGAGCGCCGCCATCGGAGCCAGCTCCTGCTGCTCCAACGACGAGGTACCGGGCCGGGTGTTCACGTCGATCGCATGTCCGGTGTAGTGGAGGCTGGTCTTGCCGTGCCCGGTCATACTCAGCGGCGGGAACGCCGGGTGCTCCGCGACCTTCCCGCCCATCGCCTGCAGCCGGTGGCCCATGTCCACGATCGAGCCCTGGGCGTAAAACCCGACCTCCGGGGCCTTCAGCCGCTTACCGGTCTCGCGCCAGATGTCCAGCGACCGGGCCCGCTTGCGCGGGTGCAGTGGGATGTAGGACTCCCCACCGGTCTCGTCCTCGGCCCAGACCCGCCACGCCCCGGCCTTGGCGATCTGCGCCACGTGCGACTCACGACCACCGAGCAGACCACCCTGGGCCATCTGGATAGCGCCGCCGGAGGTCCGGAACTGGCCGTTGCCGATCGAGATAGGGGCCTTGCCGACCCCCGACAGGACCGGGTTCACGCCCTCGGCCAGCGCCACGCCGTAGTCCGACGCGATCTTCTTCACGACATCTACCCCGATGCCGAGTTCCTTGGCGATCCCCTCCGCTGTCGCCTTACCCTGGGCCGCCCCGATGGCGGCCATGATCCGCATCTGGGTGTCCAGCTCCGCCGCCGCCCCGGCCCCGCCGAGGTGGGCGTCCTCGATCAGCGCCGCCGCCATGCGGTTGAACTCCGCGTCGGTGGCGTCGGCCATCGCAGCGGTGATGTCCGCGCCCTCCCTGCCCATCGCCGCCAGCGTCTGCCCGACCTCCAGGCCGCCACGCTGGGTGACCGCCAGGATGTTTGCGCGCCAGTTCTCCTGGTTCGCGATCTGCTCTTCGAGCTTGGTCGCCATCTCGTCCAGGGAGACCGTGACGTCGCCGACGTAGTCCTCCCAGGAGTCGGAGGCGTCGGCGGTCGAGTCGGCCGTGGCCTGGGCCGCCTCCTGCTCCTTGGCGGTCTTCTCGTCCAGCAGGCCCTTGTAGATCTCCAGCGGCTCGACGAACGACGAGCCGACCTTCGCCAGCTCCTCCCGCCAGGCGGTGATCGCCTCGGTCGCCTCCACGATCTGGGCCTGGGTCATCTCCGTGGCGTCGCCGATCAGCGCCAGCGACCCGGTGGTGGCGTCGATCGCCCCGGGCAGCACGCCCATCTGACCGGCGAACGCCCCGGTGACCTCCGCCAGCCGGATGAAGTTCCACTGGGTCTTGTCCAGCGATCCGGAAAGGTCGATCCCGTTCGCGTCGGCGAACGCCAGCACCTGCTCCTGGGTGATCCCGAACTGGCCGCCCAGCGCTTGGATGTTGGTCTGGGTCCGGGTGGCCGCCGCCTCCATCTTCTCCAGCTCGCTGTTGCTCGCCGCCACGGCTTCCTTCAGCGCCGCCGCCGGGTCGTCCGACTGCCCGAACTCCCAGATCTTCTGGAGCGTCGACCGGCCCTCGTAGTCCTCCAGTTCACCCTGCGCCATCTTCGCCTGGTCCCGCAGGCCCTCGATGGCGGTCGCCTGGGCCGAGATCCGTTCGCCGTTGGTCTCGGCGTCGTTCACCGGCTCCAGCAGCTTCTCGATCGAACCTCGCGCGTCCTGCGCCGCGTTGTCCGCGTCCAGGATCGCCTTGACCGCGACCGCGATGGCCGCCACCGCCACGAACGGCGCAGCAGTGGCCAGCAGCGCCCCGAGGGCCGCCCGTGCCGCCCCTGCAGCCGCGACGAACCCGCCGGACATCGTGGCCTGCAGAGTGGCCATCGCGCCCAGCGTGTTCGAGAGGAACAGGACGACGGGCGTCCCGATCAGCTGCCAGAACGCGCGCTGGACCCCGGCGACTCCGCCCAGCAGCTGGAACGTGAACGCCGCCGCCAGGGCGAGCGTCAGGTCTTCGTTCTCCGCCAGGAAACCCGTGACCGAGCCCAGCGCCTGGGCCAGGACCGTCAACCCGCCGACGATCACCGTGCCGCCGATCTGGGCCATCCCGCCGACCACCGGGGCGACCGCCCCAGCCAGCGCTACCGCAATCTCCCAGATGTTGCCGAGTGCGTCGGCCGTGCCGTCCAGCAGCGGGTCCAGCCCGTCGAACTCGCCCAGCTTCTCGACGGCGGACCCGGCGCCGTCCAGGATCCCGGTCAGGCCCTGCACCATCGCCCGCAGCGGGCCCTGCGCCCCGGAACCGATCCGGATCAGCAGCGTGTCGAACGACCCACCCAGCCGCTCCAGGTCACCGGCGAGGTTGTCGGTCAGTTCGGCGGCGGTCTTGGCCGCGTAGCCCTGGTCGTTGACTGCGGTGGTCCAGCCTGCGATCCCGGACTGGCCCTCCTTGTACAGCACGTTCGCCGCGCGGACCGCGTCGGCACCGAAGATGACCGCCATGGCGGCGTTCCGCTGCTCGTCGGTCATCCCACCCATGGTGGACTGCAGGTTCCCGGCGATCTGGTCCATGCCCAGCATCTCGCCGTTGGCGTCGTAGACCTCCAGACCCAGGCTGTCCATCAGCTTCTGGGCCTTGTCGGTCGGTGCCTGCAGCATCTGCAGCATCGTCTTCAGCGAGGTACCGGCGTCGGAGCCGATCAACCCGGCGGAGGCGAACGCCGGCAGGGTGCCGGTGGTCTCCTCGATGTTCATCCCGGCGGAGCTGGCGAGCAGACCGGCCTGCCCCAGCGCCGCGCCGAGGTCCCCGACCGAGCCCATCGCCTTGCCCGCACCGGCGGCCAGCAGGTCCGCCACGTGCGGGAGGTCCTTGCCCGCCAGGTTGAACTGGGTCATCGCGATGCTGGACAGCCCAGCTGCCTCGGCGACGTCGATCTGTCCGGCCGCCGCCAGGTTCAACGCGCCCTTCAGACCGCCACCCAGGATGTCGGCCGACGATACCCCGGCCTTGCCCATCTCGGTGATCGCCTCGGCGGCCTCACTGGCGGAATACTGCGAGTCCGCCCCGGCCTTCATGGCGGCCTCGCGGAGCGTGTTCAGCTCCGCCCCGGCGGTCTGGGTGGCGGAGGCGGCGGCCGACATCGCCTTGTCGAACTGGGCGGCCTTGCTGACCGCCAGCCCGTAGGCCCCGACCAGTGCAGCTGCGCCGGTCGCCAGGCCGACGATCCCGGCCTTGGCGAGGGTCGAGGTGCGGGCGACCTCAGCGTTGGACCGGGTCGCCCGCCGTTCGAAGTTGTCGATGTCCCGGGTGGCTCCGGCGAGCGTCGAGCGCAGACTCGTCGCGTTACCGGTCAGGAGGACCTGGAGCACCCGGTTCATCTATCTACCCCTCGTTGTCGTCATCCAGCAGTTCCGCGACCTGTCGGGGCAACAGGTAGGTCTTCAGGCCGGGCACGCCCTCCGGCGGAAGGTTGTGCTTCTCGTTCTCCAGGTTCTCGCAACCGGGGCAGACCCGCGCGTGGGCGACGTACGCGAACCTGTCCCGGCCCCACTCATCTTCGAAGGTGCCGCAGCTGGAGCAGCGCTCGCGGTCCATCCGTTTCCAGGCCAGGGCCAGTTCACGGTCGCGCTCCTCCCACTGCGGTTCGCCCGGGCCGACTACCCGGCCGAGGAAACTGGAGTGCGGGATACCGAGTGGTACGCAATACTCCAGCTCCTCGACGAGTTCGGGGTCGGCCCGGATCAGAAAGCCAGGTTCGCCACCCGGCGGGACTCGTTCGCCTGCAGGACCATCTGGGCGAGCCGGGCGCACTCCTCCTCGTTCCAGTCCTCCGAGTCCCAGATCGCCTGCGCCTGCTCGACGGTCATCTTGGGGGACTCACAGGAGGCGGCGAGGGCCGCCACCGGGAACGTGTCGGGGTTGAAGGTCAGGACCGGGGCCTCCTCGCCCTCCTTGACCTGGGCGGCGAGCTTGGCCTTCTGCGCCTCGGTCGGCGGGTGGGCCTCCTTCAGCTTCTCCCACGCGCCCCGGCCGATCGATCGGACCACGACCTCCACCACGCCCTCGGCGTTGCGGACGGCGTCGCGGGCTTCGTCGGCGGCCTTCTGCGCCCGGGCGACCCGGGCCTCCCCGGCCTCGGACCCGTCGTTGAGGGTGCGGGCCCGAGCCAGGGCCTGCTTGGCGGTCTCCAGGGCGATCGCCTCCTCCTCCGGGACGCCGAACATCTCCCGGACGGTGACGGGGGCCTTCGCGCTGAGCAGGTGATCGGCGGTGGGCGCGGGTCGGGCGGTACGTCGTGCTGCCATGGTGTCCTGTTTCCTCTCGGGGCGGTCGAACAGATCGAGGGCCTGACCTGCGACGATTCGCGCGTCGTAGGCCAGACCCTCGTCTGACTAGCGGAGTGCAGGGTGTTGCGGTTCCTCTTGGCGGAGGAGCCCCTACCTTACATCAGGTGGGGATGACGCCCGCCTGGTTCGGGGCGGCGACGACGGCGAAGGTGCAGACCGCCTGGGCCGCCGAGGCGTCCAGCGTCCACTGGTCGTTGAAGCCCGTGGACTTCACCTTCCAGACCTCGCAGCGCTTGGTGCTGATCTTGCCGTAGGGCATGAGCACGACCGAGACGGCCGCGCCCTTGACCAGCAGGGTCCGCAGGACGTTCAGCGTGTCGTCGTCGTAGAACGTCATGCTGCAGTCCTCGGCCGCGTCCTCGCCCTCGATCTGGCTGTTGAAGGCCGTACCGAGGTCGGGGGTCGGGATCGGGGAGTTGGTGATGCCGAAGCCCGAGATCGCGGCGAGGTCGCCGGAGACGTCGGTTCCGGCGGTCAGCTCGGCCGAGGTCGGGCTCGCACCGACGACCGCCGGGACGATGTAGACCTTGGACTTGCCACGGCGGAAGAACCTCACGCCTGGACCTCCGTCTCAGCAGCGGTGGCGGCCTTCTGCGCCGCCTTGGTCACGGTGGAGCGGTTCTTGCCTGCCGTCTCGGCGGCGGCGACCTGCTCCGCCACCTCCGGGTTCGACTCGACGACCGCCACCAGCTCGGCGGCGGTCGCGTTGGCGACGACCTCGGTCAGTGCGTCGGTCTGGGCGTCAGCCGTCTCCTCGGCGGCGAGCGCCTCGGGGGAGGTGGGGGCCAGGTTCGCCTGGAGCTTCTCCGGGTTGGAGGCGAGCAGGCGGACCTGCTCCGCGACCGTGAGCGAGGGCGTCGCGTTGCTCGGGGACTCGGCGGGGGCGTCGCCGTTGATCACCCAGCCCTTGGCCTTGTAGTAGGTCTCGAACGCCTCCAGCGACGTACGAGCCCCCTCGAAGTCCTCGGGCTGGGACTCGTGCCTGATCGTGACGAACTCTGCCACGCTGGGTGTCCCTTCAGTTTGACGGTGTCAACGCCAGGGTGTAGCGGTGACTTGCCGTGAAGATCGTGCCGGATGGTGCCTTCTCAACGTCAACACCGCCAGGGGTGTCGGAAGGCAGTCTATCCGCCCAAACGAAACCCGGCACGACTTCAAGGTCGTGAAGAAACGCGCCCTCGCGATCCCGACCGAGGACCAGCTCCCGCAGCTCGTCCCGGCCCTTCTCCACCTGATCCATTCGGGAACCGACCACATCCACCTGGTAGACGTACCAGGCATCAGCGTCCGGAGCGACCAGAGGCGGCCCGTCGTACCGGCCGCCGTCGATCGAGTTCAGGACTGCCAGCGGCAGCGCCGGAGTATCCGGGATGAACCCCGAGTAGACCTTCATCGACGGGTGGCGGCCCAGTAGCTCCTTGAACGCGAGGGTCACCAGCTGGCGGGGCGCAGGCATTAGCGAACTCCGAATGTGATCGAACCGTCTAGTGAGCTGATGCTCTTGGCCAGGGCGTCCATCGCCTGCAGATACGGTGGGGTCACCGTGTCCATCGCCGGGCCCAGGTGCGGGTAAGGCTGCTGGTGGTACATCCGGCCCAGCGAGTCCCGGCCGTAGAAGCCCATCTCCAGACGCCGGGCCTGCGGCCGGTTGGTCCCCACGACCCAGCCGTTCTTGATCCGACGGCGGGTCCAGGACCGGCGGTAGTCGCCGGTCGGCGCGTTCGGCCCGGGGCGGCCGGAGGCGTTCCGCTTGATCTGGGTAAGCAGCATCGCGGAGGTGTAGTCCAGGATCTGGTCGACCGCGCCCTCGACCGCCATCGAAGCGCCGGACAGACCGGCCGACAGCGATCCCGCGCCGTTGACCGAGATCACGTAGTCTACCGCCACGGCTTGGCCGTCTCCACGATCACCAGGCGGCGGGAGACGGCGAACGTCCCACCCCGGACCTGGTCCACCCGGAACCACCGGTCCTGGGCACCGGGGTCCCGGGTGTCCACGGTCTCGAAGATGTCTCCCTCGTCGGGGACGATGCGCATCGGGACCGATGCGGCAGCGCCGTCCTCAGCTGCTTCGCTGATCTTCACCGTGGCGGGTCCGTCGTAGTACGGGTGCTTCGGCCCGGTATCGAGGTCGAGGTTCCCTGGGTCCGGTGCCATGGTGTCGTCTTCGACCCCGCCCGGGTTGTGGTATAGCCGGACGCGGTCGGTCATCAGTCGTTCTACCGACGCCTGCGCCGGACCCAGGTTGACCATCAGTCCTTCGCCCACTCCTTCAAGACGGCGACGAACGCCTCACCGACATTGGCGGGCCCACCGTCGAGCCCGTTCATGGCCGCCAGGGCGGCCTGCTCTAGCTCGCCGGGGTCGATGGACCCCAGGAACTCCGCGAGGCCCTCGGCGGGGCTCCCGGAGGTCGGAGACACCACCTGGATGTCCACCCCCTCCAGGTCCAGCTCGGCCTCCGCCATCAGGTGGAGGGTGACGTGGGCCAGCGGTTCGGCGGAGATACGGGCGACCTGGACCCCGGCGATGGCCGAGGTGACGTCGTGGCCGTTGATCTCGATCAAGTTGTCGCTGCTGGCGACACCGGGGGCGAGGACGATCTTGACTCGGGGCAGTGGCATGCCCCGGATTTTACCGCCGACGCTTGCGCCGGGCGTCCCTTCGCTCCTGCTCCGCCGCCCGGAGCTTGTCCATCGTGGTCCGGCCGACCACCAGCTCCGCCACCCCCGCCGGGGTCCGCTTGGGTACCACCACGAACTGCTGGCTTTTCGGGTCGTCGAGTCGACTCATGTCTGGACCACTCCTCCGTTGTGCTGGTTCCACAGCTGGCCGATCGTCTTGGCCCACTTCACCCGAGACGGCCCGCCCATGTTCGTGACCTGGCCATTCCGGAACGTCATACCCTGGATCGGATTCAAGGTGGTCCCGTCGGCGAACTCGATCGTCCCCGACTCGGTAACGCCGGTGAGCTCGACCTTCGGCGAACTGGCGACATTCGGCGGGCGCTTCGGGATGTCGAACGGGAGCTTGCTGTACTTGTCCACCGGGCCGACGACCTGGACGACCTCCACCAGGTCCCCGCCCGGCTTGGCCTCCACCACCGGCGGCGGCAGCTGGGACGGGTACAGCGACCTGTCCGGAGCTTCGGTGATCTTCGCGGTCCGCCGCAGCAGTGGCGGTTCCTCGGTGCCCGTCCCCGGGGTCTTCTTGCCCCGCTCCAGCGACTCGGCCGCCTTGCTCGGGTCGTAGTCGTAAGTGTCGTCCTGGTGCACCACCCGGGCGTAGATCCTCGCCAGCGAGGCACTACTGCCGACCCCGGCGTCCTCCACCTTGTAGATCTCCAGCCGGGTACCCCGGTCCAGCAGCAGCTCAGCCTCGCCCGGCGAGTTGGAATGCGGCTCGACCCAGGCCCCCCGGTAGCCCTCGGGGACGTCGATCACGATGTCCACCTCAGCCGCGAACCCGCCGTTCGGGTTAACCGAGGTGGACATGAAGCCTCGGTCTTCGAAGGTGTTGCCGACCATGGCCCGCAGGAACGACATCTGACCGTCGTAGTCGTCGAAGCCCTGGTAATCCAGGTCGGTGATCGCCTTGTACCCGAAGGTGTCCAGGTCCACCCCTCGCATGACCCGGGTCGACCGGGGCAGCGGTCGCATCGCCGCCCGGAGCGCGGTGGTCTGGGCGTTGTCCTTCGCACCCTTCCGGAGTCGGGTGTTGATCGCCTTGTCCGACCCCCGGCTGTACGCCTTCACCGCCGCCAGCTGAGCTGGGGTAAGGTCGTCCTCGCCCCAGACCTCGTTGAACTGGCGGATCACCTCCTGGCCCCGGGCGGACACGCTGTCGGCGTCGACCGGGACCGTCGGCTGCCAGAACGTGTCGGCGTCGGTCCTCGGGTAGCTCGGGACGATGTCGGTCTTCGCCGTGCCGGGGGTCAGGTCGATCGGATCCGGCATCCGGCCACCGTCGACCAGGTACCGGACAACCCGCTTCTCGTTGTGGCGGCCCAGCGCGTGCATCGCCGCCGACAGGTCGTCGCCGTTACCGACCCGGGCGCTGGTCTCCTGTACCCAGACCAGCAGGTCGTATTCGGACGCCAGGTCCGGGTCGAAGTCGGCAGCGGCCAGTCGGTCGGTGATCAGCTTCTGAGTGCGAGGGTTCAGCTTGAACTGACTGGCCTTCAGCCGCTTGTCGATCTTGGCGACCTGGAACAGGTAATCCGGGTAGACGAACTCGCCGTTGGTCGGGGTCGGGTCCGGCAGCGACGCGGCCTGCTGGGCGGCCTCGGACTTGGCCTTCTTCGCAGCTGCCTTGGCGGCCCGCTCCGCCGCGTCCTTAGCCTTCTGCTCCTGGATCACCTGGGCGTACTTGGCGAGGGTGGCCTTCCGTTCCGCCTCAGCCTGGGCGATGTTGGCCGCCACTTGCTCCCTGGTCAGGACCGGCCCGCCACCACCGATCGGCCCCATCTTGAACGTCTGGACGCCGTTGACCACCGAGCCCGGAGTCTGCGCCGGTGGGGTGTTGTTCGCGGCTTTCTTGGCGATATCGGCGTTGGTCTTCACCTGGGGCTTGGGGGCTCCACGGACCGACTTGTCGATACCGAGGTCCGGCCGGGGGCCGACCGCTCGGCGGCAGTTTGGGTGGGCGATCGGGTAGGCGAGTGCCTCTTCGCGCGAGACGACCTTCCCGTGCGCCCGCTCCGGGTCCTTGTGGTTCTTCCACCCGCAGGTCTGGCCGTCGAAGATCTCCCACCACAGGCACCCCGCGTCCTCCGAACCCTGGATCGCACCCTGGTTCAACGCCAGCGCGGTCGAGGTGCGGATCGCCATCCGGGCGTAGGACTCCAGGCCGACCTTCGCCCCGTTGGCGTAGGTCACCGCGTGGATACCGGACTGCCGGAGGATCCGCGCCATCTCGGTCCCCGCTTGCTTCGCGGTCTTCCCGTCGATGGCGGTCTTCAAACCAGCATCCCGGCCGATCTTCCGGATCAGCTGCTTGGTGGTCTGGTCGACGTGGGCGGTAGCCTCCAGCAGCTCCCGCTCCAGGCCGTTCGCCAGCTTCTCCGCCGCCTCGATGTTCGGCTGGACGTACGCCAGCGCCTCCGGGTCCACAGCCTTAGCGGCCCGGATCGAGGCTGCGGTGAAGATCCCGCCGTGCTTCTGGCTGGCGTACTCGCGGGCCTTGCCGTCCAGTTCCATCAGTTCCCGGCTGACCATGGCGGACAGTTCGTTCAGCCGGGCTTTCTTCCGCGCCTGCAGCGGGTCGTCGCCCAGGGCGAGCTGGGCGTCGTTGATCCGCTTCCACGCCTCGCCGTAGGCGTCGGCCAACGCCTCGGACGCCTGCTTCTGCGAGGCGGGAAGACGGATCGGCTCGGTCACCGGCCCCGGCGACCCTGCCGCCACGCGCTACGGCGGACCGTGCGCTCCTCGGTGTCCATCGCCCGCTCGTCGGGGCGGGAGAACTTCGAGCGGGCGATGTTGACGAACGCCTGGGCGGTCGTCGCGTTCACACCGAGCCGGGCCTCCAGCGCCTTCTGCTGGGCGGTCGCGTCCTGGCTGTACTCGCCGGGGATGCTGAACGTGGTGGGACCGGCGTTGATGTCGGCCAGCCGGATCCGGAGCACCTCTGTGATCACGGCGTCGAGGTCACCCTCCAGCCGGACGTACCGGGCCGTCAGATTCTCGAAGTCGAGGGTGGTGCCCAGCTCCGCCTGGAGCTGGGCCACCTGCGTCTCGTCGAACGGGTGGAGCGGAGCGGTCACGCCCGGGCGGCCTTCAGCTTCGCCACGAGCGCGTCCTTGCGGTCACCGGAGGTGTACAGCGGCTCGCCACCCTCGGGGACCAGCTTGTCCAGCTCCTCGCGAAGCTCGGGGACCGTCAGCCCCGACACCCCGTCGTCGCCCTCCGTGGTACCTCCCTGGTCTTCGGAGTCCTCGGGGGTGCCCTCGTACCCCACGGTCAGGTGGGACAGCTCCGAAGGCAGCTCGTCGCCGGGGGCGTACTCCTCGCCGCCGTAGTACACGTACGCGTCGCCAGCCAGCTTGCCCATGCTCACTCCTCGGTCAGGGTCGGGACACGGATCGGGCCCCGACCCGGAGTTTAGTCCAGGTCGGGGCCCGACGGCCGCGCTTCAGATCAGGTGAGGACCTGCACGCTGAACGTCGCGTCCGGGCTGGTCAGAGTGGGGAGCGCGATGCCCGCCACCTTGGTCCAGGTCGAGACCGGGTCGTCGTTGGCGTGGGTCGTGGCGATCAGACCCGGGGCGTCGGCCCCGGCGATCGCCCGGGCCTCCACCAGGGTCAGCGCCTCGGCGGTGGTCCCGAAAAGGGTACCGCCCATCTGACCGGCACCGGCGACGAACGTGATCTTCTTCTCGTTCAGGATCCGCTGCTGGGTACCGTTGACCCGGACCTTCGAGTCGTAGGCGACCAGGGGCGGGAGGTTGAAGTCCGCGAACACCTGGCGGGCCTCGGCGGCGGTGATCCGGCCCGGGACGAACGCGCCCCGGCCCGAGTAGTCGCGCATCTTCTGGTTGGAGATGAGCGAGTTGAGCACCTTGGTCGAGGTCAGGCCCTGGACCGGCGGCTGGCCGTTGGCGTCCACGTACGCCTGGACCCAGGCCGTCATGTCCGCCACCGGGTCCGAACCCGCCTGGTCCCACTTCGTGGCGGCCGTGGCGGTGTGGGCCGCCTTGCGGCCGAAGTCCACGTTGAGGACCACGCCGTTCTCGTTGATCGCGATCTTGCCCGTCTCCAGGACCTCGCCGCGCATCATCTCGATGCGGGACAGGACCGACAGCGTCATGTTCGCCGCGTCGTCGTAGATCGCGTTGATGATCGCCGCGTTGGAACCGGTCTCGATCTTGCGCTTGCGGAGCCGCTCCTCCTCACCGAGGCGGATCTTCTTGCTGATCGGCGGCAGCTCGCCGAACAGCCGACGCAGTCCCTGGCGGGACCCGATCGGGGCCTCGGTGTCCCAGGCGCGGACCATCGCGGCGTCGGGCATCCGGAGCGCACCGGTGGTGATCCGGTACTCGATGTCGTCGATGTTGTTGTTCGGCAGGTAGGCGGACAGCCGGAACTGGTTCGCCTCCTGCTCCTCCTGGAAGCCGCGCACGTAGCCCTGCAGCTCCTGCGGGTCGACCAGGTCGAGGATCAGGGTCATCTCAGCTTCTCCTCAGACTCAGACGTAGCGGATCTGAGGCAGATCCGCCTTGACGGTGGCGTCGTACCGGCTGGACGCGGGCAGCTTCGCCACGCGCACCCGGCCGTGCCAGTAGCAGGAACCGGTGGTGTCGGCCGTGGCCGAGACGAGCGTGGTCGTGAACAGGTGACCGATGGCCACCCCGGTCGCGTCGGCCGCCGCAGTGGCGAACGGGACGACCTTGGTCCCGGCGACGTTCCGGGCCAGGACGACCCCGGAAGGGACGACCCCGTCCGGGAACGCGGTTGCGAAGGCGGCCCCATCGAGGGTGACCGGCTCCATCTCCTGGGTGCCGTGTGCCGACCCCAGCCATTCGTGGTTCTCAGCCGGGACGAAGTCCTCGGACCGGATGACGAGACGCGAGCCCATGTGCGTTTGCCTCTCTCAGTTCAGGTGGGTGGTGGTGGATCAGAGGCCAGGAGGCGTGAGGTAGCCCCCGCCGCCGCCGGTGGCGCGGGCCTTCGCCCGTTCCCGTCCCCGCTCCATGGCCGTCTTCGACCCGGGCGGGGTGTTCGGCGGGCGACCGTTCGGGTCCGATCCGGGCGACCCGGGAGGGCCGTCCGTGCTGGTGCCGAACAGCCCCGGGAAGTCCGTCTTCAGCGTGGTGATCTCGGCCTGGATCGCGGCGACGTCGGCGCTGGAGTCCAGCGTCACCATCCGTCGGATCCGGGCGAACGAGTCCGCCTCGATGTCGACGCCTGCCTTCGCGAACTGTCGCTCTAGCTTGGCTTCGAACCTCTCGGTGGCGGCAGCGGCCCGGTCGGCCTCCGCAGCGGTCTTGGCCGCTGCGGCGGCCTCGGCGGCGCGCTGCTCGTCAGTCTTGGCGGCGTCGGCTGCGGCCTTCGCGGCGTCGACTGCGGCCTTGGCCGCCTCCGGCGTCTCGAACCCGAGCGACTGGAGCAGCTTGGTCTGCGCTGTCCGCTCGGCGGCCTGGGCCTCTCGGGTGGCGATGGCGTTGACCTCGGCCTGCGTGAACGTCTTCGGCGGGTCCGTCGGCTTCGGCGGGTCCGTCGGCTTCGGGTCCTTGGGCAGGTCGTCCTCAGCACCCAGGATCGGGTAGATGGGGCGACCGTTCTTCCGGTAACCGAGCACCGTCCACGGTGCGGGAACGAGGCGGGGCGACATCGTCACGTGGTTTCTCCTCCTGGTCCCGGAGGCTTGGGCAGCCGGGTCTGCGCGTCCCGGAACCGCCGGGTCGGGCTTGCTACCGTGACTATACCTGAAACCGACGTGTCGGCCCCAAGTTTAGGGAGCAGGCGGTCCGGCGGGCGGTTCTGTCTCGTCGGCTGGGTCATCCTCGACCGGATTGCCGTCCTCGTCCACCTCGGGCTCCTCCGGTGCGGGCTGGCGAACCGCCACCACGCCCTCCAACCCCAGGTAGTCGATGGCGGCCTGGACGTCGCCGGTCAGATCCAGGATCGCCCCGGCACCTTCGAAGTCGATCGCCTGGATGTCGCTGACCTCGTCGCTCACGGTCTCGACGTCCCAACCGGCGGACTTCAACCAGCGGACGGCGGTATTCCGGCCGATCGCCTTCGCCTGCAGCAGGGCCGCCACGGTGGTCGCGATCCCGTCCTTGTCCGAGGGCAGGAACGGCCCGAAGTCCAGGGTCGTCTCCAGGTACTCGGCGGGCACCTCCGGCAGCAGCGCCGCCTGGCTCATCCGGTGCACGAACTTGAACAGCAGCGGGTACTTGTCGGCCCGGCTCAGCCGCATCTCGTCGATCATGCTCGACAGCGGGCCGAACGACAGCGCCAGGGCGACCCCCGACGGGACCTCGGACGGGGCGACCCGCCCCAGGAGGCTCTCCGGGATGCGCGAGTTCGACGAGAGCCGCCGCCACAGGGCGTCGACCAATCCCTGGAGCGCGGCCAGGCTGGAGGTCGTGTCGATGACCGTCAGCTTCCCGCCGCCGACCTCCCAGACCTCGCCGGGCTCGTAGGTCGCGACACGGTTCCCGAGCGACCCACCCTCCAGCGCCATCACCGGACGGCCGGACGTGGCGGCGGCGGCCTGCATGTCGGTGTCGGCGTTCGACAGGTCGTCCAGAATCTGCAGCACCCGGGACAGCGTGGACTGCCCGAAGTGGTTCGCGATCGCGACGGTGTTCGGGACGTGCACCACCGGGATGAAGTCGATCCGCAGGTCCAGGTCCCGGATCTCCTCGAACTCGCCGGTTCGCTCGTTGTACTGGGTCTGGTAGACCCCGTCCTCGTCGGCCAGCCGGGCGACGCCCCACTTGTCGACATTGTCCAGCGTCCAGGTACCGTCGCTGAAGTAGCAGGTCTCGAACGCGGGCTTGTCGTTCCACGCGTAGTTTCGGGTGATTCGGCCGGTCCGCCGGTCGGTGCCGTCGCCGGGACCGGGGCGGACGCTGGGGATCGGGCCGGACACGTCCACCACCGGCCGGATCCCGCCCAGCCGCCAGGTCAGGCGGCGGATCTTCAGCTCGCCCGGCCGGTCCTCGTCCCGGGGGAGTTCCCAGGCGATGTGGACCGTGCGCGGGTAGTCGTCCTCATTCCCGTCGTCCAGGACCGGGAAGTAGAACCCGGGGTCCCAGACCCGCAGCCGGACCCGCTCCTTCTCCGGCGAGTACCCGAGGGTGTACACGGCGTCGCCGAGGCCGACCGAAGTGCGCTCGGCCTCCATCAGCTTCAGCCGGAACCGCTCCTTGGTCGCCCAGTCCTGCACCCAGTCCTGGAAGTCGAACGCGGCCTCGGCGTCAGGGTCGGGGTCGGCCTCTTCGTCGTCGGGGTCGAAGTCGGCCGCGCCGTCGGTCGCGATGTGGACGTCCACGCCCAGGAGGGCGGCCAGGGTCGTGTCCCGGATCAGGGCGGCGTCGCCGTACTCCCGGTGGCGGGCTCGGCTCTCCGGGTCACTGTCCCCGATGAATTCACGGGACGCGTTGTCCAGGTACGCCTGGAGCAGCTTGTACGCCTGCAGACGACGCCTGGCCTCGTCCCCGACCCAGGTCGGCGCGGTCCAGGCGATGCCCGGCCGGTCCGACTCCCCGATGGCGGCCTTGAAGGACAGCGGCGTGTACTGGTCGAAGATCAGCTCGTCAGCCACTCTGCTCCTTCATCGTTGGGGTCACTCCCGGCCGGACCGCCCCGATCAGCCGGGAGTGACGACGCCAGGTTACCCCAAACATGGAGAGGCCCCCGAACCTCAGGGGTCGGGGGCCTCTCTTCGGGTGCTCAGTTCCACTTCCAGCCGCGCATCGCCATCACCTCCTCTGCTGCTCGGTCTATCCTAGCTGAACCAGTGGTCGGGGAGGATCGCCTCCATCTCCACCCGGACGCCGTCGGGGCTGACGTGCAGGAAGGTCGCTTGACTGGTGGCTGAGTCCACCACCGGCCACCAGACCTGGTAAACGCCCAGCGCCTCGTGCTCCTCGTCCGGCACCAGGACGGGTGAGCTGGCGAACCGGAAGGTCGGGAAAGCCACCACCATCACCGCCCGGTGCTGGTCGATCTGGGCCTTCAGAGCCTCCTCGTGGGCGATGTGCGCCGGGCCCAGGTTGACGTTCACAGCCCGAACGCCCGGAAGAGGGCCCGGGTGACCGAGCGGCGGACGATACGCTTGGCGAGGACCTCGGGGCCGCGCTGGGCGGCCTGGATGTCCCCGATCCCGCGCTGGGCGAAGTAGAGGGTGCGACGGAGGGTTTCGAGCTTACTCACGGCTCCTGCTTCCGGGTAAAGGGTGCCCCGCCCCCGGGTGGGGGCGGGGCGGGTGTCTCAGGGCTGCGGGACGTAGACCTGGAAGTTCTTGCCGCCCAGGTCCTCGGAGATCCAGACCTCGGTGTCGGCGGCGAGGTAGCGGGCTTCCCGGCCGAGGAACCCGACGAGGTAGAGCCCGTCCTCGGCCGACTCGACCTCGATCTCGGTGTACTCGACCCCGAGGGTCCGGAGGATGTCCTCCGCGACACCGGGGTTGGTGACCAGCTGGCCGTCCATCTTGATCTCGGTCTGCCAGAGTTCGCGCATATCGGGCTCCTTTGCTCCGTGGGCGATGCTCCTCGCCCGTATGACCAGTAAACCACGGGTTTGCGTGGGCCGCAAACCCGGGGGCCGCCGCATGTCGCGACGACCCCGGGCGGTGTGCGATCAGTTACCGCCGTTGGGCACGGCCCGGTAGTACATGTGCCCGGGGCTGTCCAGCGCGGCGACGCCGTACCAGCCGGTGTTCGCTAGCCGACGGGCCCAGCTGGGCCGTTCCCGCGACGTCTCGATCACGTCGTGCGCCGACCCCACGTACACCGACCCGCCCTGGAAGCAGCAGGTGCCGCCCCCACGACCGAGCCCCCACGAGGTCCCGCCGTCGTCGGCGTAGGTCAGCGACCCCACCACGCTGTTGCTGTGGTGGTAGATGGCCCGGTAGTGGTTGTGGTGCGCGTCGGCCGCAGGCATCGGCTGCCCGAGCAGGTTGGTACCGCTGGACTGAGCCTCCGCCGCCCGGATCGCCTCCTCCGGGGTGTCGTACGCCTCCGCCGTCAGCGCCGACTCCGGTGCCGGGGCGGACGGCCCCGCCACCGGGAAGGCGACAGCCGCGCCGGAGAACCCGGCCGTAGCCGCCACTAACAACGCGGCGACGCGGGTGCGGGGCTTCATGATGGATCGCATTTCGGCTCCTTCAGTGAGTCGGTCCGGACTCGTCGGCGTGACTGCTCAGCCACGGACGCCTCGCGGCGTTTCGTCCTCGGGACCTGGGGTCAGCAGCGGCTGCGAACCTCCGCCATGCGGTTGCTCAGCAGGACCGAGGCCCCCTTGGTCAGGGTGCGCCAGGTCCCGGCCCCGTCCAGGCGATATGTCTCGCACCCGGTCAAGGTCGTGAACTTGCGGACGTCGGAGAAGCTGCCCGAGAACTCGCCCGGTGGGAGACTCCGGCTTACCCCGTTCTCGAACTGGACGTTCACGAAGTGGGCGGACTGGTTGTAGACCACCCCGTAGAAAGCGGCGTCCGCCTCCTGGGCGACCCCGGACGAGGGGCCTTCGGCCAGGACCAGGGACGGGACCAGGACTGGTGCCACCGGCCCGACCAGCGGGGCGAGGGCGGCGACTGCGACCGCGCCCGCGACAGCGGTCCCGCGTACTGCCTTCATGACCTGCATGGTTCCTCCTCGTGAGTCGACCCGGACTCATCAGCACGGCCACCCAGCCGTGGACCCTTCCCAGGGTTTCGTCCTCGGGTCAGTCGCAGAAGCAGGGCACCACCACGAAACAGACGGTGCATGTACGGACCGCCACGGCTGGGGTCGTCCGCCCGCTGGGAGCCCTCCGGGCGGCCTGGACGGTATCCCCCGCCTCCTCAGCCCGGCGGATCGAGTTGAGCTTCGTCGCGACCCCGTGACGGGTCCGGCCCAGGACCACTGCCAGGTCCATCAGCGAGGTGCCCTCCGCGATACCCTGCAGCAGCAGCTCCAGCTCGTGCGCCTCCCACCGCTGGTAATAGTTGTCGGCGGTCTCCCGGGTGCGCTCGTTCAGCTCCCGGTCGTGGGCCGCCACCCGGGCCGTCAGGCAGCTCCGGCAGGTCCGCCGGGTCTGGTTCCGGTAGGTGTTCTCCTCGCTGAGCGGGGTCCCGCAGTCGCGACAGTTGCCCATGTCTCCTGCTCCTTCGAAGGGTGGTGCCGGGGGCCCCAGTTCGGGGCCCCCGGCGGGCGGTCAGGAGAAGTCGACCACGGCCTTGCTGGCGGCGTAGGTCAGCTGGGCCAGGGTCCGCAGCGCCTCACGGCGCTTGTTGGTGGCCTCGACGACCCGCCCGGCGGCCTGGCCGACCCAGGTCCCATCGGTGTACTCGTGCTTCGCGATCCGATCCGCCACGTCGTTCGCGTAGCGCTGGATCTCACCGGCGGCCCGGATGGCGTCGGCGTCGGCCTGGGCCACCTCGAACGCCTGCTTGTTGATCTCCTCGATGAGGTACGTCCCGACCGTGCTCCCGGTCAGGATCACGGCCTCCTCGACCGTGGGGATGCGGGGGACGCCGAGCGCCTCCAGGATGCGGCGGTTCGCGGCGAGCTGGGCGGTGGCGGTCTGCATGGGCATTTGGGGCTCCTCGTGTCGCGGGCCGTGCTCCCGGCCCGATGGGGCAATCTAACCGCGGGACTTGCGTCCCGCGCAAACTGGGGGCGGGGGGCCCGGCGTGTCGGCCGGGCCCCCGGTGGTTCAGACCCGGTCGCTGGGCGGGTAGACGTACGCCAGGCCGTCGTTGCTCGGCGGGGTGCGCGGGTCCTGCCGGGTCTCCCAGACCCCGACGAGGCAACGGTGGCAGACCCCCAGCTCCGGGTCGAACTGGTGGCTGAGGGCGACCGTCCGGTAGAGCTGGCTGGCCGGGGTGTTCTCCGGGTTGGCGTTGCAGGTCTCGCACCAGGCGCCGGGGGTCCGGACGACCTGCCAGATCCCGGGGCCCTCGCCGTCCAGCACGTAGACGATGAGGTAGCCGGTAAAGTCGGCGGGGGCGACCTCGGCGGGCGCAGTGGCGGTGGTGCTGGGGGTGCTGGTCACGTTGGGCTCCTCGCGGGTTGGCGGCCGGTGCTCCCCGGCCGTACCCCAAAATTAAACCACGGGATTTGCGGGTAACGCAAACCGGGGGCCCTGGGTGCTCGCCAGGGCCCCCGGCCGGGTCAGCGCTTGACGGCCTTGAACACCAGGTAGGTGATCGCGAGGATGAAGTCCACGACCAGCCAAAGGATCACCACCAGGGCGACCCCGATACCGGTGCCGACCGACTCGGCGTCGTTGCACGCCTGCTGGGACAGCGACCCGCAGTCTCCCACGGGGTCCCCGGAGTTGCCGACGATGGCGGACACGATCCAGATCACGAACAGCAGCTGGATCGCGAGGAACACCCAGGGGAAGTACCGCCGGGGCTTCTTGTTCTCCTTGCGGAGGCGGGCCTCGCGGGCGGCGTCGTCAAGGGCGGGGTCGTACTGGGACATTTCGGCTCCTAGCTCGGTGCTGGGGTGGTGCCCCGCCGCCGGGATCTGCCCGGCGGCGGGTCGTGCAGTCAGTGGCGGGCGGAGCCGTCGACCCGGGCGTTGACGACCCGGCCGGCCGCGTACCCGGCGGTGTACTCGTCAGCCCGGAGCTGGGCGAGCAGGCCGTCGAGGCGGTAGGCGACCTTCCGGTCCAGGACGGGCAGGACCGAGGCCAGCGCCTCGATCAGCTCGGTCCCGGTCTTGTCGGCCTTCTCACGGGCGGCCTGCGCCTGGCTGGCCGTGTCGGCGATGGCGGGGACCCCGCCGTTCGGGACCTGGGCGGCGACCTTGGCCAGGTTCTCCTTGTGGACGACGTCCAGGATGCCGTGGAACAGGTTGGTGTTCTCGGCCTCCGTCACCCGGTCGCCGGAGAGGTGGATCGTCGTGGTCCCGCGCTGGGTGGTCTTGACGATCGCCTGCTTGCCGTACCAGCTGACCGCCACGACGTGGTGCCCGTTCGGGGCGATGAAGTCGGCGGTGACGCGGTTGGTGTTCTCGGTGGCGGTCATGTCTGCTCCTCGTCGAGTCCTGGCCGGTGCTCCCCGGCCACAGGACTATTCAACCATGGCCTTGCTCTGGGCGCAAACCTAGCGTCGTCCCCGGTGTCGGCCGTCCCCGCCCGGCTTCCTCGCCCGGGTCTGGTGACCCAGCATCAGGTCCGTCAAACCCCACACCATCGCATCCAGCCGGTTCGGGGACGGAGCGCCCTGCCGGAAATCAGTCAGGACCAGCTCGTCCTCCAACTCCGGCTGGTACCCGACCATCCGCGCCCGGTACGGGAGTAGCGCGTACTGGTCGTACTCGAACAGCGCCGACACGGGTTCCGCCCGGGTGCGCTTGCCGTCACTCGCCCAGACCTCGATGATCCGGACGTTCGGATCCACCTGGCGGAACACCTCGGTCATCCATTTCCCGCCGTGGTTGCGTTCGATCACCATCGCGTCCGCGCCCACCTCGTAGTACAGCCCGACCGCCCGTTCCGCCATCTTCCGGGGGCTGGCCTGCCAGGCCCAGGAACCCAGTACGTAGCCGACCCCGTCCATGCCCTTCGCGACGTGCGAGACGCCGAACTCGTCCCCACCCTCCTCGCCGTCCGACGGGTCGACCGCGATCACCCGGCGGGCTACGCCGATCATGCTCAGCTGCTCCGGCCGCACCCGTCCCCGGTCCAGCTCGGCCGCGTCCCACAGCGCGCCCTCGATCTGGTCGATCGCATCCCAGTCGCCCTTCTTCAACGCCTCCCGCAGGGCTCGCTTGGAGTTGGCGTTCAGCCGGTGGACGTAGTCCGGGTCGGCCGCCATCAGCGCCGGGTTGTCCTCCAGGGTGGCGGGTACGTACGCCCGGGACCTGGGTCGGGGGACGTCGGCGGTAGCAGCTGGCCGCCACACCTCGAAAGGAGCCGGAGGCATCTCGCCGGGCTCGATGTCCTCCTTCTTCGGCTTCACCCACCAGCGTTTCACCCACTTGTGACCAGCGCCGCCCGGGTTGGTGGTGGCCACCAGGTGCGGTCGGACCCCGGGGATCGTGGACCGCAGGCGGCCGATCAGGAATTCCACCTGGGACTGCTGGAACTCGGTAATCTCCTCGAACCCGATGCAGCCGTACTCGACGCCCTGGTAGTCGATCACCGAGTCCAGGTACTGCAGCGACCCGACCTCAAAGATCGAGCCGTTGGGGAACGTGAAGGTGTGTTCCTGGCCGTTCCACTTCGCCCGGCCCTTCAGCTTGGCCTTGGCGCGCGGAATGACCGTGCGGTTCAGTGACGGGTAGACCCGGCGGAACACGATCACGCGGTTGTTCGGGTACAGCTCGCACTGGGCGATCATGTACTCGATCAGCCATTCGGTCTTTCCGCCACCGGCCGCGCCGCCATACAGCAGGTCGTCCACCTGCCCGGCGAGGCGGGTCGCGGTGGCCTGTTTCGGCTGAGCCTTCCAGGCGTTCTCACGCGGGGTCAGGCGTTGCTTCAGCTGTTGGATCCACAGCGGCTGTGGGGTGGCCGGGGCCTGGGTCACGGGAGGTACCTCCATCGGCGGTGAGCGAGCACGAACAGACCGCCGACGAACGCCACTCCGAGCAGGGCCCCGACCACCACCTCAATCACTTCGTCTCAACCCCCGACCGGAACGGCGAGATTCCGACGGCTGTTACTTGCAGCTGTCGCCACTCCTCCCAGGTCATAGTCACTGAGCGGGTGACAGCGTTGCTCGTGTTCAGCAGCCACCTGGGCGTGGCTTCCCGCCTGGCCCGTTCCCGACGTTTCCGGTGCTTGGTGTGGGTCACCGTCGACCCACCGTGATCTCCCGGCGGACCTCCGACATCGGAGCCTGGTGGCCCGACAGGTAGTCCAGCAGCGCGGCCCCAGCCTGCTCCATCTGCATCGGGGTCAGCTTCACGGCGCGCATGGCCGCCATCAGACCCTCGTAGACGAACGAGGCTTCCTGCTCCGCCAGTTCGATCGAGCGCTGGGCGACCCCGGCTGAGACGGCAGCTGCGGCGGTCTTGACCAGCCGGTCCCGCTCCTTGCCGTACTCCTCGGCCCAGGCGATCCGGGCTCGCTCCGCCTTGTCCGGCTGCTCCATCTGGATCGGGGCCAGGTTGTGCCCGTTCTCCTGGGACTCGACCTGGCGGCGGAGGAAGGTCACCGCACCGGCCGACAGCCGGACCGCCCACAGCAGCGCGTCCTCCGGGGAGATCGCCAGTTCGTCGGTGAGGGCGAACCTCTCCGCCTCGGCGGCGGTCTTGCCCCGGATGCCCTGGATGCGGGGACCGGGGCCGTTCCCGCCGTGGTTGGCGCACAAGCCGTAGCCGAGGTGGTCGGTGCGCATCCCGGCGGGGTTTTTGCACTTCCCCTTGGCCTTGGTCGGGGCCCCGCAGCGTGGGGTGTCAGATCCGAGTTCAGTGCGTCGGTCGTTGGTCACAGCACATCGAACCTGAACGCGATCTTGCTGGGGCGATCCATGTCGTTCTCCTTCAGTGGTTGTTCGGGGTGGGAAGGTCCAGCCACTTCACGAGCGGCCAGGCGGGCATCTGGAGCTGCCCGGCGATCAGCACCTCCAGCGAGGCCCCGCGCGAGCGCTCCCAGTTCGGCAGCAACGCCAGGCCGTCGGCGTCCGCCACGTCCTTGATGCAACGCCGCAGGTACCAGGCCCAGGGCTTGCCCGGGGTGCGCCCGGCCCGGTCAGCGGGGTTCAGCACCTCGTAGCCAGCGTCCCGCAGCCTCTTGTCGGCCTCGAAGAAAGCTTCGAAGTTGAGACCAGGCAGGCCGGTCATCGGACCGCAGACGTACACGGTCGGCGGGTTGGTCATCGGGGGTCTCCGCTCGGGGTAGTGGCTCCAGCTCGGTCGAGCCGGGCTTGTACTGTGGCATCCGGGGTGCGTCATCGGTAACCACCCGGACGTCCAGGCACCGGTCGGGCCTGCCCTGGGTGCAGTGCTGACACCACAGCTGGGGCGGGTCGTAGTACCGACAGGCGACCCTACGGGGCACCGAAGGTACCGTCGGTGCCGGTGTTGTCCTTGTTCTGGGACCGCAGCTGGGCGGCGGCGGTCTCTTGGTCCGCCTTACGGCGACACCACATGCAAAGGCAGACCTCGATGGTCTCGCCTCCGACGTCATGCTTGGTCACCTGGACCATGTGCGGGGCCCGGCATCGTGTACAGCGGCGATCAGCCATGTTGCCACCCTAGCACACGGGCCTATATCTAGCGGACTTCGACTACGCCCTCGGCCTTCCGGATGACCGTCCCAAACCTGACGTAGACGTAGTTGTGACCGAGCGCCTTGGTCCGCAGAGCCGCCGTCTCCGGCGCATCGATCCCCGCCAGCTGGAAAGTCGCCTCGGTGCCCGGTTCAGACCACGCCGCCTGGACCCACTGGGCGTCCGGCCCCGGTGAGGCGGTACCGACACCGATCGCGACCGACGGCGGGTTGATCGGGGAGGCGGTCGTGTCGATGGTGACCGTCACGCTCTCGATTGCCGTGCGGGCCAGTTCCATCAATCCTCCAGGATCGTAGCCGTGTAATCCGGACCCGAGTATACGGGCCCGATGCTCCGGAAGTTCAAGGTCGGACCGGCGACGGCGACCGCGTACCGCTCGACCGGGAGCGGCCCGTAGACGTCGAACTCGAACTTCGCGCCCCCGATCGCGGTCATCTTCGCGTCGCCGTCGAGGTCGACATCGGCCACCAGGTCGGCGAACGCGTCGATCTCGGTGACCCCGAGCGCGGCAAACACCGCATCCACCTGCAGACCGACACTCACCGTGGCGGTCAGCGAGCCCGCCCCCGTAGCTCCGGCGGCCCTCGTAGCGGCCTGCCCGGCACTGATAGCCAGGGTCCCGGCCGAGTCTAGCGGGAGGTCACGGGTGACCGCCGCCCCGGCGTCCAGGTACGAGGTTGAGGTGAGAGTGGAGTCGGCGGTGATCGCACCGGTCGAGGTCGCCGGTCCGGTAGTGGTCGCGTCCAGATTGACCGCCACCGCCACCGCAGTGCTGACCGTGGCGGTGAGGGCCCCAGCACCGGAGAATCCGATCGGGGTGGTGACCGCCCCGAGAGTGACGGTCGCCCCCAGGTCCGAGGTCCCGGCGTCGGCAACGTCGACCAGGACCGGGGCGTCGACTGAGGTGGCGACCGTACTCGTACCGGTAAAGTCGGCGGCGGCCTGGATCGAGGTCTGGACGGTGGCGGCGAGCTGTCCCGCCCCGTCTAGTATCGGAGCCTCGGTCCGGGCCGCTACCACGACGGTGCTCAGGTCGCCCGCAGCGGTGAGGTCCGCTGCCGTCGGCTGACCCTCCGCGACCACCACTGCGGTCAGGGTCCCTGCCCCGTCGAGCTGGGTGTCTCGCTGGCCCGCGACGGTCCACCCGATGGCCAGGTCGCCCCGTGACCCCGCCGGGGCGTCCGAGGGCGAGGAAGGGGCCACGGAGGCGGCGGACGACCCTGTCCCGAGCATAGCCCCGGTCGCGGTGATGGGCCCTCGGGTGCTGGTGGCGTCCAGCTGCCCGGTCGAGGTGAGGTCCAGGTACAGGACCGCCACCTGCTCCCCGACCCCGGCGTCCAGGGCGGTGATCCCGTCCAGCTGGGCCTCGACCACCATCGGGGCGATGGTCACCTCGGCAGTCAGCGTCCCGTCGGCGGGCAGTCCGCCGGGCAGTGCGGTGGAGTAGGCGGCGGTTGCGGCGAGGTCGCCTGCCCCGGCGGTGGTGGGGTTCTCGATGTCGGCCGGGGTGACGGTCGCGGCCAGTACGGCAGCTGCGGTGAGTGCGCCGGTGGACACGACCGGGGCGACGATGACTGCGGCGGTGAGTGCGCCGGTGCCGTCGAGCTGCCCGGCCCGTGGGACGTCGACGACCCCGACCTCGGCGGTCAGGGTGCCCGTGGTGTCGAGGGCGACGTCGGCCGACGACGCCGAGACAGTTTGAAGATCAAACTGTCCGTATCCGCCGACCTCGACATCGACCGAGACCCCGCCCGGGGCGACCTCGGCCCCCAGCTCACCCACCGGGTCCAGGGTCGCCGCGTAGCTCGTCCCGAGGGTCGCCCCAGCCGGGGAGTCCGCGGTCCCGGTGAAAGTGACCGCCACCGCCTGGGAGTTGTTGACCGTCGCCGACAGCACCCCGACCCCGACGGCGTCCGCCAGCGCACTCCCCGAGTACCCGGAGGTCACCGCCCCGAGGTCGCCGGTCCCTGCGGGGGCGACCGTGGCCGACGCCGTACCACCGGAGGCGGCGTCCAGGGAGGCACCACCAGCCATGGGACCGTCCACCGGCGGAGCGTCCAGGGTAACCGTCGCAGTCAGCGACCCGTCCCCGAAGAGCCCGACAGGCGTCACGGTTCCCGTGGCGGTCACGGAGGCGGACAGCGACCCGTCCCCGAGAGCGGACGAACCGGCCTGCAGCGTGGAGCTGGTGGTCGTGATCAGGGTGGCCGACCCCGACATCGGCCCGTCAACCACCACCTCCGGCAGGACCGCCCCCGGGACGTAGATCTGGACGTCGTCGACGAAGACGGCCAGCGGATCCCCAGACTGCGACTTCAGAGAGAAACCGGGCTTGCCGATGGAGACCGGAACCTCGGTCGGGTTGCTGTTCTGGATCAGCCAGCTGGTCGGTTCGGCGGTAGCCGGGTCCCAGATCCGGGCGCGGATCTCCGCCCCTTCACGCTCGAACCGGACCTTGAACCTGGACTTGCCTCGCAGGTCCAGCGGGATCTCGTTGTAGCCGATGTTGGAGTGGACGCCGTTGACGTTCCGGGTCAGCTGGGTGAAGCTGCCCAGCGTGCCCTGCGAGATGTAGATCGGCATCGACATGCCGTTGTCGGGTCGGTAGTCCGACCCGGCGTCGCTGCTCAGGTTGAAGAACAGCTCCCCGTTGGCGTACTCGCCCGGGGTGATCTCGATCGTGGCCAGTAGCCCACCGTCGGTGGCGTTCACAGCTGAGCTGTAACGGGACCTGACCCAGGTGTTGTTCGACACAACCAGCCGACCCCGGCCGCCCTGGACGTCGACGGTCTGCGTGCCGACCCCGCCACTGGAGGTCGGGGTCCAGGTGGAGGGCCAGGGGGAGCCGTCGGCGTAGGTGAACGTCTCGACGGCGGTGGAAGCTGGCGGGCCCTCGACCTCAGCGGTGAGGACCCCGTCCACGGCCAGGGCGGCGTTGACCACGACCGCAGTGGTGCCCGTGGCGGTCAGGCTGCCCGCCCCGGTGAGCGCCGCCGCCTCGGTGTCCGCGTAGGCCGAGGTCGCGGACAGGGTGCCCGCGCCGGTGACACCACCGGCGACGGTGACCACCGCTGCGACCGCAGGCAGCGCCTCCGCCACCCGGGCGGCGATGAAAGCGTGACCAGTGTCGCTCGGGTGCAGCGCGTCGGACGAGTAGTAGCCACCGGCGCTGGTGGTCGGCATCGTCGCCGTCAGGTCCAGGAAGTCGCAGTTGGCGTTCGCAGTGGCGAGCTGCTGCAGCGCCACCCGGTAGGCGTCCCAGATCGTGGTCGAGGTGGAAGCGTAGCGGTAGGGCAGGATCAGTAGGATCGAGGGCGGGGACGGCAAGTTGTTCAGGTCGGTGATCAACGACTGCGTCTGGGTCTTGAACGTGGAGGCGGCGACGCCGTTGCTGGCGTCGTTCGTACCCAGGGCCATCGTCACGAAATCCGGGGCCACCGCCGCCATCGACCGGGCGAACTGGACCCGGTCGAGCAGGAAGTCGCTGGTCTTGTACCCCGACTGGGCCGAGTCGTAGTGCTGGACCCCAGCCGCGCTGTCCCCGTTGTAGACTGTGATGCCCTGGAACTTGACGGGGCCCGACACCCCGGTGATCACCACGGTGTGCGTACCGGCCGCGCCCAGCGAGATGCCGTTGACCTTCATGGCGGACTGGTAGGTCCCGGTGGCGGAGACCGTGGTCGCTGCTCCGCCGTCGATCCGGTAGGAGAAGCTACCGCCACCGGTGGCGTACCACAGGTCCATCGAGGTGCCGACCACGGTGTAGGTCGCGGTCGCCCCGGTCTGGAAGGTCAGCTCGCGGTAGCCCAGCGAGCCGTCGGTCCCGGTGTAACCCAGGGTCCCGGTCTGGGAGGTCGGCGCAGCCCAGGTGGAGTCCGGAGCGTAGACGCCGTTCCATGCGGGGATGTAGTTCTCGCCGCCGACGACCCCGGCGGGCTGGTACCGGGCTCGCATCTCGGCGGTGACCAGGCTGACCCAGCGCTTCGCACGGGTGCTCGCGCCCTGCCCTTCCGAGATCGAGTCGCCGAGCGACATGTACCGGAAGGGCCGGGTAGCGACCTGTGCGGCGGCGCTGTTGTAGGTCGCCCACTTCGCGGGGATGACAGGTGCGGCGGCGGTGGTCGCGGTGGCAGCGTTGGAGTCGACCGAGGTGTTCCCGGCCGAGTCGTAAGCCTGGACGGTGTAGCTCGATGTCGTGCCGGGCGGGGCGGTGGTGTCGGAGTAGCTGGTCCCGATGACGGCCGGGTCCAGCACCGTCCCGCCGCGCTTGACGATGTACCCGGCGACGCCCACAGCGTCGGTCGCGCCGGACCAGGACAGGTTCACCTGGGTGGGGCTGACGGGGGTCGCGGTCAGGGTGGGCGGGGTCGGGGCCGTGGTGTCCACGGGGGCCGCGCCGACGACGCCGTTGGTGAGGGTCCAGTTGTCGATGGTGACGGTCTTGGCCCCCGCCACCGCCCCGTTGGCGTACCCGAAGACGGGGACTCCGGCAGTGAGGTACGGGGTCGCGTCGGTGGCGCTGTAGTCCCAGGTGGTGGGCTCGGCCGCGCCGTCTACCCAGAGCCGGAAGCTGACAAGCGCACCGACGACCCGGAACCTGAAGTGGTAGACGGTGTTGATCGCCCAGGTGACGGGCCGGGTGTACAGCGTGGTCGTGGTGTAGGCCACGATCCGGTTGACCTTCGCCCCGGCGACGCTCGGGGTGAGGGCGACGTGGTAACCGTTCTGCGGGCTGGACCAGTTGTCCAGGGTGGCGTCCGCCCGGACTGAGAACGACAGGTACTGCTCCGCGAGTGAGCTGAGGGTGAAGTCCACCGTCATCTCGCTGTCGCTGACCGGCGTCACGTTCAGCACCGTCGGCCCTGCGCTCACCGAGGCGGTGACGGGGCCCGTGAACACCATGGCGTTGTTCTGGACCTGGCGGGTCGCACCGTTGATCAGGGTCCCGGTGACCCCGACCGGGGCGGAGCCATTGGCACCCGTGAAGGCGAGGCTCGCGTAGGTGACGGGGACCGGGGACGAGGAAGACTGCTCGACCCAGCCAGCTCCGCCCATCATGGACGCGCCCAGGGTGGCGGCGAGCGTGGGAGCTGCGGTGGCCCCGGTGGTGATGGCCCGGCCGTAGACCGCCTGGTAGGCGTCGTTACCGGTCTGGCTACCTCCGAACGCCACGGGGGTAGCGAGCGCCCCGTAGGCCACGCCGGAGGTCGTCAGGTTGGGCGAGGACACGGAGGTGGGGTTGGTGGGCAGCGCCAGGCAGGCAAGCAGGTAGCCGCCGGTGTCCTGAGCAAGCGACCCACCGGTCGCGCTGAACGCCGCCCCAGTGGCGGGGTCGGTCCCGGAAGCGACGACCGGGGCGTCCCACTGCTCGGCGGACGGCTTCCGGAGCGTCACGGCGGAGACGGCGATGGTGGGGGCGGCCTGGGACGGCTGCGGGACGGCGGGCATGGCCCAGGCGGTGTCACGGTCGCGGTAGAAGATAGCGACCCGGCGAGCGCCCGTCCCAGCTCCCAGGGTCCCGGACCCGACCGCCACGTTGAGCAGCGAGGTCCAGCCGGTCGGGGTGGCGATGGTGGCGGTGGTCGTGCCGACTGCGAAGATGAACACCCGGTCGGTGTCGCCGGTGGTGGTCCCTGCAGGGAGAGTCGGGGTGGCGGTGGCGACGGCGGTCCCGGTCGCCCCGTTGGAGACGACCGGGCTACCAGCAACCAGACTTACAGCCATTCGACGCTCCTGAGGTTTGGTACAGAACTGCGGGGGCCGACCTTACCGGTCGACCCCCGCAGCGTACTTCAGTCGGGGTTACTGGCGCTCGTAGGCACCAGCGTCCGCCAGGGTCCCGACCAGGCGAGGGTTGTCGCCGAGGTCAGTGGACCCTGCCGCTGCCCGGGTGGCGCAGCGGTTCACTGCCGGGGAGGTGGCCTGCAGGTGCCGGTCGGTCGCCGACACGAACAGCGGGTTGGCCCGGACCGTGTTGGCCCCGAGCGTGCCGCCGTTGATGTCGTTGCCGCCGGTCGCCGGGAGGACGTTGCAGCCTTCGCTGATCGTCCCCTCGGTGTACCCCGCGTAGTTGGCCTTGATGATGTTGTTGAACAGGGAGACGGTCGCGCCACTGCCGATGTCGATCGGGACCGCGTTGGCCCCGGTGAAGTCGATGGTGTTGTGCACGAACGTCGTGTTCAGCACGGGCCCGAAGGTCCCGCTGCCCTGGGCGTTGAGACCTCGGGCGTTGACCACCGACGAGGTGATCAGGTTGTTGTGGTAGACCGTCCCGGAGGTCCGGGTCTGTCCCAGCTCGGTGAAGGTCTCGTTCTCGCTGGACACGTTGTGGTCCACCGTGGTCCCGACCGCACCGTAGATCTCCACGGCCGAGCCGTCGGTGCCGTAGTCAGCCGACGGGCCGATGTTGCCCGAGATCGTGTTGTGGTCGATCCGGACGTTGTCGGCCTGGAGGACACCGGCGCCGGTCGCGCCGTAGTCGTCGTTATTGCCCGAGGGCTGGATGACGGTCTTGTTGTCCACCAGCTGGGAGGCGGTGAGACGGCCACGGTGCGCACCGTTGTAGAACTCCACGCCGAGCGCGTTCGCGGTGGCCTTGATCCGCTGGACGAGCGCGTCGGTGCCGTAGACCCCGAGGCCCACCCGGTCAGACTGACCGGCGTTCTGCACCTGGACGTCCTGGACGGTGACGAACGCGCCGGTGATCTGGGCGGGGTAGCGGATGCCGCCACCGTCGAAGGTCGGCGGAGCGCCGGTGCCGTAGGCCCCGTAGGTCACTCGGGAGCTGGAGGTCCCGGAGTTGTCGGCGATCAGCGAGGTGGTGTAGGTCTGGCCTCGCAGGAAGTTGACCTGCGTACCGGCGGGGATCACCGAGTTGTTGACCTTGGCAACGGTGCGCCAGGCGGTGGCGGTGGTGCTGCCGTTGTTGGCGTCGTTGCCGTTGACCGGGTCCACGTACAGCTGCGGTCCGGTCGCGGGCGGCGGGTCGGTCACGGGCGGGGGCGTGGTCACGTACCCGGGTCCGCCGAACGTCCCGTTGGTGAGGTAGGCCCCGACGACCGAGCCGTAGCCCGACTGCACTGTAATCTTCAGGGTGTGGTTCCCGGCGGTGAGCGCCGGGGAGGTCCACAGCGTGGAGTAGGTGTTGGAGGTGGCGGCGTACTCGGAGACCACCACCGGGGCGTTGCCGTCGAGCTGGATGGCGACGGTCCCGTTGGTGGGGGTCTTAGCCCCGTTGGGCTGGATGGTCGCCCCGGCGACGGCGCTGAAGTTGATGGTGGCCGCTGCGCCTGCCTGGTTGGAGTAGTGCTCCTCGGAGGTCTGGCTCCAGGCCCCGGTGTAGGTGTAGGCGCTGTGGGCGGCCCAGGCGTCGGCGGCTTGGGCGGTCCCACCTCCGAGTCCCAGTGCGGTCCCAGCGAGGGCCAGGGCGAGCGCCCCGGCGATCTTGGTTCGGATGTTTCTCATGGCTCCCTGTTCGTTTCGGTGGGTGGGGACAACCCGGCCCCGCCCCCTCTGCTTGGGGGCGGGGCCGGGAAGATCAGGACTGCTGGGTGAACGTGAAGTTGACGGTCATGGTCCCGGCGGCGGGCTGGGAGTTGTAGACCGCGTCGACCGCGCGCCGGAAGGTACCGCCGGTAAGGGCGGTGGTGGTGAAGGCGGACTGCACCGACACCCCGGCGGGGACGGTGAAGGTCGCGGAGGCGGTGACGGTGCCGTCGACGGTCCCGGGGGCCCAGGTGAGGGGCTGGCGGGCGTAGCCGGTGCCGGTGACCTCGGTCCCTGCGGTGGCTGCGGCGGCGGTGGTCTGGAGTCCGGCGTGGGTGGCCCGGCTGCCGAACGAGACGGCCGCGTCCTCCCGCTCCTGGACTGATGCGAAGTTGGCCACGGTTCTCTCCTTGCTCGGGTTTCGGCCTGGTCAGACCGGTACGGGCCTGGAGGTTACCAGTTCAGGGTGAGATCAGCCCTTGCTTGGGCGGGTTGGCCCAGAACTCGGGGTGGTCTCCGATCTGGTGCACCCAGGTGAAGTCGAGTTTCCCGCAGTAGCAGGGGTGCTGGGAGTCGACGGGTCGGGGTGGGGTCACCTCGGCCTGTCCTTCGATGGCGGCGCGGTGTCGGGCGAGGTTGCCCCGGCTGGTGGTCATGTCGGCTCCTTCGGTGGGGTGGTCACCCGGCTGGACCCGGTACGGACGGGTCCAGCCGGGGGTCAGATGGCGTTCGGGCAGAACGCGTACACCGCTGCGGCGGTGAATTCCCGCGCCTGGTCTTCGCTGAGGTACCAGTCTCGGGAGATGGCGCTGTAGATCAGGGTGAGCGGCTTGCCGTCTTTGAGCTGCTCGCAGGTGAACTGCCCGGCCTGGGCGACGTCGGGGTCGTCCACGTCCACGGGTCCGTCGAGCCCGACTTCGACCAGTGCGGCGGCGAAGTTCTGCTCGTCGTCTCCGATGGACCCGCTGCATCCGACCACCAGGACGGTGATCGGGGCGACGGCAAGCGCGGGGAGGGTGTGCAGCAGGTCTCGGCGGGTGACGGTCATGGCGGGCTCCAGGTCGGGGTGGTCTTGCTTGTGTGACACAGCCTACATGACTACACAAACCACCGGGTCAGTTTGCGCGCCAGCCACACGAAGATCGGCTCGACCGGATCCCACACCACAGCCCGTACTGCGGCGGCCAGCTCGTCCCCAGTGCAGTCGCAGGTCCCCAGTTCGTCATCCACCGAAGACCGCCACGATCCCACGTACCAGGACGTACAGCAGGCCGACGATCGGGGCCGCCACCACGGCCGAGATCGGGAGGACCAGATGCGCGGTCCGCCACCACCCGACCCGTCGGGCGGGGTTCTTCAACGCTCCCCACCGGACCCCGACCCAGAGTAGCCAGCGGCGGATCGGGTCGACGCACTCGTCCTCGCACATGGCCCGGAACGCACCGTCGGTGTCCACCGGACCGAAGGTGCAGGGCGGTACCGAGAGCTGCGCCTGAGCCCAGCAGGAGGAGCAGGGTCCGCCGTCGTGGGCGATCTTGGTGGCGTTGCGATAGGCGAGGGTAACCAGGCCGTACCGCCGGTTCAGCAGGGTGCACAGCTTGTCGTGCCCGGTCGCGGGCAGCGTCCAGGTCCCGGTCCGGGGGATCAGCCACTGGACGGCCCAGGGGACAGTGGCGAAATCGGTCACGAACCCGGCCTCGATGTCCACGTGGTCCCCGTCGTGGCCTTCCCACCGGATGGGGTGTTCCAGCATCCAGTTCACGGGGTCCAGGCGGGTGACGGTGAAGTCGTCCTTGTCGTGGAATGGCATCAGGTTCCCTCTCCAGCGTCCCAGCGGGCGGCACGCCGGGCGGCCATCGCCTGCAGGCCCATCCACTCGTGGGGCGCGCCGTTGTGGTTGGCGTAGACGTAGTGGGTGGTCTCGGGGTCGGCGGGGTCCGCACCGGCGGCGGCAAGGGTCCAGGCGGTGAGGTACGCGCCGTCGTTCTCGTCGGCCATGTGCTCCCGGATGGCGGCTTCCACTGCTTCGTAGGTCCGCTGGCTCACAGTGGGATCTCCGTCTGTCCTTCAATGGGGGCGTCGGTCTTCACGCCGAGGTCGACCCCGGTGTGCAGCAGTACAGCAAGCTGGACTGTCGGGTCGTCCCAGTTGGCGGTCCGCACCATCCGGTAGGCGAAGGATCGGGCGCGGCGGACCTGCATCCGGTAGATCGCGCCTCGGATCTGGTCCAGCTGCTGCTTCTTCCGGGTCATCTTGCCTTTGCCGCTCATGCGGTCTGCTCCTGGTTGGGGATCTCGATCGCGCTGGTATCAGGGGCGGCGTGCCTACCTCGGCTGCCGACTGCGGTGGAGCCGGTGCGGGGTGGGACTGGTGGGGTGGCGGAGGGGATTCCGGTGACGGTGTCGGCGCGGGGGCTGAATTGGGCCATAGCGAACCGGCCGTCACTGAGCCGGATCCGCTGCGGGGTGTAGACCCCGGGGTCGACTCGGGCGATGGGGCCGGTGTCGTGCACCTCGATCGGGATCTGCTCGATCTGGCTGGTGGCGGTCCCGGTGGTCGCCAGGTCACCGAGCAGGCTCCCGTCGCCCTCCGTGGGGTCTTCCTCGGCCTCGGAGGGCCCAGCCGCCACCGGGTGGCCCTGGTGCAGTTCTTCGCGGAGGGAAGCCACCTCAGCCCGCAGCTCGTCCACCTCGTCCCAGGCTTGGTCCAGTCGGCCGTAGAACACCCGGGCTTGTAGGTACAGCCCGATGCAGCACAGGATGACCAGGGCGGTCCCGATCAACTGCGGGGCTTGCCACATCCGGGGGTCGGCCTGGCGGATCGCTCCGGCCTGGGCGAGGAACACGAACCCGGTGAAGGTGAGGACGACCGCCCCGGCCCAGATCCACAGGGACCGGGGCCAGTCGGGGCGTCTGATGCGGAACTTCATGGCACATCCAGGTGTCGGGGGTGTCCCCAGCATAACCGTGCCAAGGAGACACGGGAGACAGTTTGAAGGTCAAACTGGCACATGCAGCGGGGGCGGGAACCTTTCGGAACCCGCCCCCGCCTACTTGCAGTTACTGCCCAGAGGACCCGAACCCAGCGTCTCCTCGACCGTCCCGGGAGTGCAGCTCGTCAGCTACGACCAGCTGCACCTCGGCGGTCGCGATGGGGTGCAGGACCAGCTGGGCGAGACGCTCCCCAGCCCGCACCGTGACCTGCCTGGTACTGAGGTTCCAGACCCCGGTGTAGATGGGCCCGATGTAGCCGTTGTCGATCACGGCCTCGTTGACCAGCAACCCCCTCTTGCGCAGGGTGCTGCTCCGCCCGGTGATCCGGCCCCACATCCCGGCCGGAAGCTGGACCGAGATCCCGCAGTGGATGTCGACGAACGCCTCAGCCGGGACCCAGGTGTCCTTGGAGACGTACAGGTCATACCCGGCGTCCCCTTCCCGGGTCTTGGTGGGGAGCTGACCGCCGGGCCCGGTAACCGCCACCAGCAGCTGGCCTTGGCGTTGCATGTTCAGGTCCCAGGGGACGACCCGGCCGAACTCGCCACGGATCTCGGTCATGCGACCCACCGCTGCTCAGCCCAGTCCTGCACCACGGGCCGTACGAACTCCTCAATCTTGTCCAGCTGCGCCTCCCGCAGGATGGAGATCACGGCCTCAGGCTCGCGCTCCTTGTGCCCGGGCAGGTACCGCCGGACCCTCACCTCGCGGTAGGAGTACCCGGCGGTGACGATCGCGCCGTCCTCTTCCCGCAGCCAGCCGTCCTGCCATGCCTTGTGGTAGCCGTACTCGGTCAGCAGCGTCTCCAGCTCGGTGAACACGTCCTTGACCAGGGTCCCGTCGCCGAGGGTGGCGCTGCCGGTGGGGAGGAACCCACCACCGCCGACCCGCTGGTCCATCCGGTTGCTTACTGCGTCCATCAGTTGCTCTCCATCTCTCCGAGGTTGCCGGGGTTGTTCTCGATGGTCACGGCCTGGGCGAACATCGCCCGGCACATGGCGTGGGCCAGGTGATCGTCGGAAGTGTCTCCGGCGAGGTAGGCGTAGACGTGTACCAGCAGGTGGTTGAGGTGGTCCGCGACGGGGATCCCGCGCCAGTTCCCGGCCCCGTATTTGTCGGCACCTTCGGCCAGGACCCGGGCCATCTCGAACTGCGCTCGGGCATCGATCAGCTCCATCCGGTAGGGGACCTTGGACTGCTTCGCCCCCGCTTCGTTCGTCACGGTCGGGGCGTCGGGCCCGACCCCGGCGACGATCGGGCCTCCCACCACCACCGCGTCCTTCGGGCCCTGGGAGTACAGCTGCCAGCCGTCCCCGACCGGATGGTCAGCGACCTGGAACTCCCGATTGTTGCCTTCGCCTCGATACCAGGTACGAGCGTCGTCTCGCCTGGGGAGGTGGGCGGTCTGCTCGCGGATCAGCTGCTGCACCCGGTAGTGCTCGGGGCAGTGCTCGATGTGCATCTGCCCGAGCTTGGCCCCGCACCCGACGCATCCGTTGGAGGAGTCCCGCCGGACCTGGTTGGTGACGTCCATGCCCGCGCCCATCAGAGGGTCCGCCAGTCCTGCAGGCGGGGGCCGGTGCCGTACCAGCCGACCGAGGTCTCGAATTCGGCTTCCAGGCCGTATAGCCAGTCCCGCCCGGCCTTCGTCAGCACCTTCACGTCGCCGAGCTGCTCGGTGTACTCCGGCACCTGGTCCATCATGGAGCAGGCGAGGATAGCGCCGGGCCCGTTAGCTTCCAGGGCGGCGTGGACGAGGGTCTCGTCCCAGGTGCCGACCCGGCGGGGCTTCTTGGTGACGGTGGTGAGTTCGACGGGCAGGTTCAGCTTCTCCCAGCTGGTCTCGCCGTACAGCGGGCCGGAGTTCCCGGCGACCCGGATCGGGTAGGGCCGGACCACCACGTGCACCTGGACTGCGCTCCTGGGCAGCCCCCAGGGGTTGATCCCGGCCATCGACAGGAAGTCCACGGCGCGGGTGTTGGACGAGGTGCACTGGGGGTAGTGACCGGCGGTGAGCCCGAGCCCGTAGCCCTGGGTGCCTTCCAGCACCACGGTCGAGCCCTCGTTCCGGACGGTGCGGTTGAGGACCCGGGTCAGCTCCCGGCCGTCCTTGACTCGGATGCCGTACTCATTGAACTGGTCCTTGCTCTCCACCACCCGGGGTGCCCGGCGCATCAGACGGTCGGCTCGGGCCGCGCCGATGCCCTTCCCGGTGCTCCCGAGACGGCCTACCATCTCGCCTTCGGCGGTCTTGTGCCGATCCAGGATGAGGGTCGCCTCATCCGAGACGTACAGCCGGTTCCGGATCGGGATCCCGGCGTCTTCCAGCCGGAGGATCTCGTCCAACAACACCGGGAAGTCGATCTCGGACCCGTCGGCGATGACCCCGGTGATCTGGTCGTCCACGACCATCCCGACCGGGATCTGCCGCAGCGCCCACAGCCGACCCTGGTGGTCGATGGCCGAGTGCCCGGCGTTCGGGCCACCGGCCCGGACGACGGTCACGCGACGGTAGGTCGACTGCTCCTCGCAGATCGCGGCCGTGACCGCGCCCTTGGCCTCACTGCCGAACTGTCCACCCACGACAACCTGAAGGCTCATGACTGCTCCTCGTGCTCGACGGTAGTCCGACGCTGGTGCGCCCGGACCCGGATCCCTTCGCGGATGTAACTGCGTACCTGGCCCCAGCGGTCGTTCTGCGGCTTGAGGGCCAGCTGCTCCTCCAGCCGCTGCTCCAGCATCTCGCTGGCTAGCGTGTACCCCACCTGCCGGGGGTACAGCGCGACCTTCAGCAGGTAGCGCTTGACACCCCGAGGGCTGACCTCACTGAGGCGGGTTACGTCGAGCCAGTTGGCAGCGTGCTCCACCAGGCTGCCCCGTAGCTCAGCCTGCTTGACCAGGTCTCCCCGGTGCAGGTTGTAGGCGACGCTCTTGGCCGCCTCGTGTACCCACTCGGCGATGTCCTGGGCGGTGGGTTCTCCGATGCGTGGCATTACTGCCCCCATCCCATCTTCTCGGCTCCTGCGTAGTGCCACAAATGCAGCTGGGCATCTCTGGCATGGTCTGCCTCGGCTGGCAGTAGTGCGATCCCTCGGGCTTTCAGCTGCGCCCGGAGGCTCTTCTTCGTGTCCGCTCCGTACATTGCTAGTCTAGCACGGTACCTCCCGTCCTGCTCTGCCTGGATCCCCGCCACCCGGACCAGGTACTTCAGGACCCCGATCAGCTGGACGGTGGGGAAGTCACTGCCGATCTGCTCCTTGGCCTTGTCGCCGTAGAGGTTGAACTTCTCGATGACCAGCGCCTCCAGCTCGCCCGAGAGCAGCCAGCCCGCCACGTAGTCGGCGCACTCGTCGGGGGTAGCTTCCCAGGCTTGGACGCAGGCGAAGGTCCCGTCCGTACCGGTGACTCCGAGGGCCATCCCGCAGTGGACGTCGCCGGGGTCGATGGCGATCACGGCCATACTCGCCGTGCTCTTCGCCTGCCCAGTCCCGAGGTCCACCGCGACTGGCTCCCCGCTGGTCTGCAGCGGGGGTTCTGCGATCACCGGCCGTTTCGCGGTCAGTTTCGGCATCTCATTCTCTCCAGAGTCCAGAGTCGATCTTCATGGTGATCCCGAACTCGGCGGTCGCTGTCGCCGCGCCGTCCTCGGCGATCTGCTTGCAAAGCTCCGGACCTACCTCGGCTGGTAGGTACAGGACCGCGCTGTCGTGGACGGTCAGGACCAGCCCATCGTATGCCCGCGTCGCCTCCTCCACCTTGGCCAGCCAACGGACCACGAAGTCCGAAAGTGACGCCTGGACGGTGCGGTTCCAGGCAGCCGACGGATAGTCCCGGGGGCCGTTCAGCCAAGATTTCCGACCACTCACCAGCTCCACGTGCTTGTGCTGGGTGGCGTAGTCCATCGCCTGGTAGTAAGCCCGTTTGAACTCGGGGTAGGTGCGTCGCCAGCCCTGGATGGCCTCGGTGCACTGGTCCAGGCTCCAGTCCACGTCGGCGTACTTCTTCAGGGCGGCCCGGAACGCTTTGGGGCCGATCAGGAAGATCGACCCGAAGGTCAGGCGCTTGGCGATGTCCCGGTAGCTCTTGAACGTCGCCTTGTCGGTGTTGCCCGGGGTCATCCCGAACACGGATTCGGTGGTGATCGAGTGCAGGTCCGCCCCTCCTTCGAGCATCTCCCGCATCTTCCAGCACCCCGACAGCTGGGTCGCCACCCGGAGTTCCGCCTGGGACAGGTCCAGGTTGTACGGGACGTAGCCCTCCCGCTTCGCCGGTCCCTCGAAGAACAGCTCCCGGACGTGCGGAACCCCGTCCAGCCCGAGCGCCTTGTCCATCTTCGGGATCGCCTGCAACTGCACCCGGCCGACACTCAGCCGCCCACTGCGCACCGTGGCGAGCTTGAAGTCGGTCCGGAGGTTGCCGTCTTTCCCGGTCAGGTTGGCGTACCCGTCGTAGTACATCGAGTTGGCCTGGCCCAGCTGAACCATGCGCCGCCACTGCTCAGCGCCGGGAAGCCCGTCCCGGATCCAGTCGCGGGTCTGGACGACGTCGACCGACTGCACCATCGACTGGGACTTCTCGTCCCAGACCGGCTTGGCTCCGTGCCCGTAGAACCATTCCTTGGCGATCGCGGCGGTCGGCTCCTCGCCCCACATCTCCCGCAGTTCCGCCATCGGCTCCTGGCGGGCCGCCTCGACCTCCCGGGCGATCTCCCGTGACCTGTCGGCGTCGTAGGGCATCCCGCGCCGCTCCAGCTGGTACAAGGTTCTCGTGAGGTCTTGGGTGACGACGAGGCCGTCCTTCTCGGGTCGGTTCAGCCCACGCCCAGCCGCCACCTGGGGTTTGCCCCACTTCGGGTTCCGGCCGTCCAGGAATGCGATCTGGGTCTCGTACAGCCGCAGGGTCTGGTTGGCGTCCTTGGTGGCGTATGCGCTCATCACGTCCCAGGGGACGAGGTCGTAGCGCTTCCCGGTCGGGCCGGTCTTCAGGTAGGGGGCGAGTGCCTGCTGCTCGGCGCGCTCGTCTTCGCCGTACAGCCGCTCCATGGTCGGCTTCAACTGCGCACCCTGTCCGGGCCACAGTGGGCCGCAGACCAGCATGGTGTCCCAGCGGAAGGCCGCCACCAGATCGCGGCCGGGCCAGTGCCGGGTGCCGTTCCTCAAATGATGAAGGTCAAACTTCGCGTTATGGAAGACCAGCCACTGGTCGGCCAGCCAGTTCAGCAGCTCCCACCATTCGTTCTCCCCGAGGTTGGGGTCGTCTTCGACCTCGGCGAGGGCGTCCAGTCCGAACAGCTCCAGGGCACCGTCCCCGGCTTTCTTCGCCCCTTTGGCTCCCATGGGCTTTCCGCCGATGGCGAGGCCTTTGTCGGCGTAGCGTTCCTGGTCGAACGGGTAGGCCCGGTCCTGGATCACGCCCGCCTGGTCGCGCCAGGCGACACTGACCACGCTGACCGTCGCACCGTCGTCAAAGTGAAAGCCGCTGGTCTCGGTGTCGCAAGTAACGGGCGTATCGGCGGGGAGGTCCAGAGGGAGCCCGAGAAGCGGGGTCCGCCGCCCGGTGCCCGCCCTGCCCTGGGAGGGCGCGGGAGGGGCTTCCGTGGCGCGGACGGGGCGGTTCTTCAGTCTAGGCATCCTCGGGGTCCTTGCCGAACACGGCACGGTTGTACTCGCGCTGCTCCTGCCGGATCTCCTCGCGCTTTGCCTCCAGCTTGGCGATCTGCTGGTTGATGTGTCGGATCCGGTTTGCGTACCGGTTCCCGATCTTGTCTTCCACCGCTCGGCTCCTGCCTGTTGTCCCAGTAGCAATCATACCACGTACCCGTGTACCCAGCCTCCGGCACAAGACACCCCCACCGTCGGACGACGAGACGATGACGAGAGAGGCCCATCCATCCCGCGCGGCACGATCCACACGGAGACCTGGGTACACGGGTACAACCATATATTGAGAAATGAGAAGAAGGGTCTTCCTTCCCGTCCTTCCGGGGCTCTCGGGGGTGACCGTCTGACAAACTGGCGTACCCAGGCAGGCGTGTACAGGGCCGGGTACCAGGGCTGTCATCGGGTACATCAGGCGTTCTCCGGCCTCCTCGCTTGCTAGTGGGACGAGTGTCCCAGTGTCACAGTTCATGTCCGATTTGAACGCTGAGGGCCGGGCGGCTGCGTGTACCCAGCCGCCCGTACCCACTCATCAGCGCGTCAGAACGTCCGTCGTGACCTCCGGCGGGAGCATCCGGTACCACGGCTTCTCAGCCGTGGGCGAGTCGTCGTCGGCTCCTCGGTTGCCCGCGCGGTACTCCTCCGAGGGCACTCGGATCTGCTTCCCTCGGCCGGTCACTCCCAGTGCCTTCATCTGGTCGTTGAAAGCCGACGCGGTCTCGGTTCGTTCGGTCACCCGGCCGTTCTGGATCCGCCGCCACCACTCGGCCGCGAGTGCCGTGTTGACCCAGATCTCGACCTCGTCCGCCGGTCCCTCCCGGACCAGCACCGGAGTGGGCAGCTTGTACTGGTTGTCGCGGGTGGGGTTGGCCCGGTGCCCGCAGTAACGGAGCAGTGCCGGGACCACCGTCAAGGTAAGGCTGTTCTGGGCTCCGGTGTCCTCCACGCCGTTCTCGTCCAGCCAGTGCCCGACCTGGTCATCGAACCCGCCATCGTCGGTCAGCCGGTCCAGCAGACGAGCCCCCGCCCGCAGGATCGCGACCGTGTCCCCGATCCTACGGCCCGAGCCACCCCGGAGGGACCGGACGTCCCGGGCGAACTCGGCGGAGTGCGACAGCGCCATCTGGACCAGGGTGCCCGCATACTCGGTGAGATCCGGGTACCGGTCCTTGAAGTCCAGGATGTCGTCCCACTGCGACTGGCCCTTGCGATCTGGCCGCTGGCTGGTCCGGCTGGTCGGGGACTGGACGGCCAGGTGGACCGCCCGGTCCCGTAGTGCCTTCTGGTCTTTGAATCCGAGAGCCTCACCGGTGATCACCACCGGCGAGATCAGCCGGGCGTTCTGGTTGTGCGCCAGGTCGTCGCTCTTCTTGGTCATCGCACCCTCGGCGGTAGCGGCCCGCAGCACCTCCTCCAGGTTGGAGACCGAGTCCGGGTCGTCCAGCCAGATGATCCCGTTCCGGTTCACGGTCAGGGCGTCCCGGAAACTGGCTTTCGTGTAGGTGGACTGCTCCCCGGCCCAGCCGCTCAGCCGGACCAGCATCCCGAACATCCCGGTGGTCTTGCCGGATTCTGACGGGGCCTCGATCGCCATCAGCGGAAACAGCGCCGAGTGCTGCATCGCGACGTGCTTCAGCAGGGTCGCGGCCCACCAGGCACCAAACACCGCCGCCTCGTCCTGGTAGTGGAACGTCAGGATCTCGTTCAGGACGTCCCGGACCTCGGCCTCGGTGTGCCCGAACCCGTAGCGGAACAGCACCTCCTTGTTCTCCAGGATGGCCTTGGACGGGCGGAACTGACCGAACGGCTGCTCGCCCTCCCGGGTGATCTGGCCGGTCGTGGTGAGGAACGCCGAGGCGTGCTTCGACCAGCCCAGGTGGTCCACCACGGTGAACTCGGCCGGGGCCTGCGCCTCCAGGTAGCGCAGCAGCCGTTCGGAGGTCCCCAGCCGCAGGACCGGGCTGGTCGGCTCTGCGATCGTGACCCGCTGCTGGGCCAGCCACGACACCAGCTGCTTCCGGTCGGCCAGCACCTTCGCCGGGAGGATCAGCTCCCGCTCCACCTTATCCCGTCCCCGAATCAGGTTCACCAGGTAGAACCGCTCCCCGGAGTCGTCCGAGGTGACCCCGAGCGCCTCCATGTCGAAATCGGCCCAGGCGTGCGGGATCCGGACAGTCTTGTCGCCCTGCTTGCTGTTGATCTCCATGATCAGGGTCCCGGTGCGCTTGCCACCGGCCCGCGCGCCGACCAGGCCGCCACTGTCGGTGCCCAGGGCGGAGGCGGCTTCCGCCAGCTCTTCGTCGTCGATCCCCACCGAGATGCCACCCCGGCCCCCGGAGGCCGACGGAGAGGCTCCCGTGGCGTCCGTGGGTGCCTCCCGCAGCGGGACCACCTTCCGGCGGGACTTCGCGGTCTCGGTCTGCCAGATCGACTTGGCCAGTTTGGAGACCTCCGCCTCGTCCAGCGGCACCCCCATGGAGCGGTTCGCCTGGCGGACTTTCGCCTCGTAGCGGTCCTTGAAGTCGGTCTCTGCGGCGTAGTGGCCAGCCATCGCGGCCAGCCAGTTGTTCCGATCGCCCTCACCGAGCGGCGGATTGTCCGCCAGGTCGGTGAACTGCGACGTGCCAGCACCGGTGCCCCCCGATCCATCGGTGCTCGCAGCCGCGTCGGCCAGCACCACGTCAAGGAGCCAGGTGGGTGCCTGGCCGATCACCGCCTCCGGGTCGGAGACCGACCGGCCGTCCTGGGTGAGCGGGGCGACGATCTGCCCGCCCTGACCCCGGACGTCGCACCCGGGCAGGACCCCGGTCCGGCTCTTGACCTTCGCCACGCCCCGGGTCTGGAACTCCGCCTCCGGCGGGTATTGGTAGATCAGGTGGATCCCGCCACTGGGGGTGTCCACCCGGAGGCAGGGCCCCCAGTCGCCGTCGTGCTCGGCGTCCAGCCGGGTGTACTCCTCCATCCCGCCGTTCTTCGGGTCCACGTCGAAGACCCAGATGCCGGACTCGGGGCCGGTGAGCACCCCGACCAGGGACGGGCTGAACAGGCCGTCCGGCCCCCACCACTGGTCCCACACGACGGGGTCGTCGGTGGCCTTGATTCGCCAGCTCTTGATCGCCGGGATCTTGGTGGCGGGCTGGACCGGGAAGATCCGCCAGTGGCGGTCGGCGGCCAGCTGCAGTGCTGCGTTGTTCTCAGGTCGTGTTGCCAGTTGCATCGTGCACTCCGCGTCTCTGGGAGATGGCGCGGCCCCCGGAACGTCTCCGTGCCGGGGGCCGCGTACTTCAGGCTGTGCGGTCGAGCTGGGGTCAGCCCTCGGCGGGCTCCCAGTCCTCGTCCAGCTCGATGTACTCGTCGATGTTGTTGGACAGCTGCCCGGCCTTCGCGCCGGACTGGATGGTCTCCTGGGTGATGTACGCCTTGACGTGTTCACCCATCATCTCGTCGGTGTCGCTGTCGAGGGTGAACCCGACGGCGGTGTAGAAGTTCTTCACGCGGAACGCCGCCGCCTCCGACAGCGAGATCCGGTCCCACAGCCGACGGCGGCCGTTCATGGGACCATCCGGGCCCTCGACCACCCGGAACTCCCAGGTCCAGTAGGGGCCCTTCGCGCCCTTACCGGTGACGTCGACGGAATGGATGCGGAGGATGTAGAGGCCCTCCTCCAGCGGGGCGGAGCCGCCACCGGCCTCGGCCTTCTCGGCTGCGGCCTGGACGTTCGCGGGGAGCTTCGGCATGTCAGTTCTCCTTCTTGATCTTGCCGGACTTGGCGGGTGCCGAGCCGGTGGGGAGGGTCTGCTGGGTGGTGTCGTCCTGCTCGGTGATGCTGCCCTCGACGTAGCCGAGGACCCGGGTGAAGCTGGGGTCCGCCATCCGGATCGGGGTGGCCCCGAACCGGTCCTTCGCGCGGTACCTGGGATTGGGTCGGGTGGAGGCCACCACGACCATCCCGTCCTCCCCTTCCTCCTGGGCGACGCGGAGGACCAGGTCGGCTGCCGCCCGCACGCCGGAGGAGACCGCCGGGGTGAAGACGGGGCCGTACATGACCTGACCGGTGTCGTCGTCCACGTCCCGCCGTTCCAGCGCGGTGATCAGGAAGTGGCAGCGGAGGTCGCGGTACTGCTCGACCAGCGGGACCAGCTGGCTGCTCAGGGTCCCGTAGTCCGACCGGTCGGTGAAGAACGGGTCTGACCGGAAGTCCTTCCGCAGGTGGGCGGGCTTGGCCGCGTCCTTGGCGACTTCCTCCGCCACGATCTGCCGGAGGATCCGGTCTCCGACGGCGGAGCCGGAGTCCCAGACCACGGCGAACCAGGCGGCGGGGTCGGCCGCCAGGTCCTCGCGGATCTTGTAGCCGAGTGCCTCCAGGCCGTCCCGGGTGAGCAGGTCTTCCTGCCCGGCCGGGGGCCAGGTGGTGACTTGGCTGGTGTCGATGCCCTGGCTCTTCAGCGCCCGGCTCTTCAGCCCGCCTTCGGCCGAGACCACCAGCACCCGGCCGTGGTTGGCGGCCTTCAGTGCGGCGGTGGTCTTGCCGACGCCCTCGGGGCCGTACCACAGGACGTTGAGGTAGTCCTCCTCGTCAGACAGCGTCCCGAACTCCAGGACGGCCTTCTTGGCGGACCCGCCGGGGAGGCTGGCGTCGGGGGTGCCCTCGACCGGCTTGGGGTTGGTCCGGGTGGCGGCTGCCTTCCGGGGTGCCCGCTTGGTTGGGGCCTTGGCGGGGGCCTGGTTCTGTTCAGGCTCGGGGTCCCGGATCGCGACGGGCTCCTGGACGGGCTCGGCGGCGTCTGCCGCCTGCTCCGCCGGGGACTCGACCTGGGCTGCCTCCGGGGCGTCGGGCAGGGCCGCCCCGATGGTGAGGTCGACCAAGGGCTCTGCGCCGACCATCCCGGTGTCCTCGGGCGAGGAGTCCATCCGCTCGGCGGGCGGGATCTTGATCGTCCCGGTGTCCTCGGGCGGCGGAGACCCCGTCGTCTTGCCGCGTGGTGCCTTGGGCATGCTGTGCTCCTTCTGTCGTGTCGGCTCCCGGGCCTGCTCCGGCCGGGGGTGAATCAGGCTACCAGACCGGGCTGTTCGGGCTGGACCTCCGTGCTGCGTATGCCCGCCTAGCAAAACACACGCCATGCGACCGGCGCAAACCGGGGGTGTTGCTACGGGCGGTAGCCCCGGATGAACCCGAAGTCCGACATCGCGGTCTCCTCGTCCACCCCCCGCATGATCTGGGCGTGCGGCTTGGAGAACTCGCACCAGGTACACCCGCCGACCTGCAGGTCCGACGGGGCGCTGTACTCCACCCGCTCCGGGTCGTGGATCGCGTAGGCCGTCCGGGACGCGTTCATCGCGGCCTCGGTTAGCTGGCGGTCGGTGTAGATCAGGAAGTTCCGGCGGTACCGCTGATCGTCGGCCATCGGGCCCTTGTTGCGCTTGGTCCGGGCCGAGTTGACGATGAAACCCTGGACGTCCAGCTTCGCCGCCCGCAGCGCCCAGGTGTACAGCGGGAACTGGGGCCGCCACTGCAGCCGGTCGACCGGCGTGAAGTCCGAGGCGGTCTTGTGGTCCCAGGCCAGGATCTGCCGGGTCCGCCGGTTCCGCGTCACCATGTCGATCTTGACCTTCAGCGCGTAGGCCCCGGGCTGGTACGGGTCGGTGGGGAGCGGCAGCGGGATCGTCCGGTCGATCTCGGTCGCCAGGATGTCGTACTCGCCGTCCTCGCCGTAGAGGGCGGCGTACCCGTCGTACATCCACTCCAGCAGGTCGGCCTGTTCGTCGTCCAGGTCGCCGGTGATCATGGTCTCCAGGACCTGGGCTCGGCGTTCGGCCGCTGGGACCTTCAGCCGACTCAACTCGTAGTAGGTCTGGAGCATGGCGTGCCAGACGGTCCCCCGGTCCAGGGCGGGTTTGCCTTCGTCGCTGTTCCACCGGTCCCGGTAGCCCCACCGGTGTTTGGTGGGGCACTGCCAGAAGGCGGCGAGTTCGGAGTAGGAGACGTGGATCGGGCGGGCGGGGGTGCCGAGGGCGGCGGTCACTTCTGGCCTTCCTGGATGATGGTGGGGACGGAGATGCGGACCCAGCGGCCGAAGATCCACCGGCCGCGTCGGACGTAGAACTGGTAGTCGCGGTCGAGGAACACGTCCCCGGGGCGGAGCTGCCGCCGGGAGGAAGGCGGTGCGGTCTGGTAGTAGATCACGGGTCGGCGACGGCTCATGATTGGGGCTCCTGGGTCGAGATCACGTTCATCTGGTGGTGGGCGTGGGTGCCCTCGTCGTCGTCCCGGTCGGTTGCGGCCGTCCAGCCGCAGAGGCAGACGGCCCAGCCGTCGACGACGCCGACGAACTGGTGCTCGGCCAGCAGCCGCTCCAGGTCGATGCCCGGCGGGGTGATGGTGTAGCCAAGCCGCTCCAGCTCGACGATCGCTGCCTTCCGGGTCGCCAGCTCCTCGAAGTGGCGGCGAACCTCGACGGCCCGCCGGATCATCCCGTCGTCGAAGGTTAGGACGCCGTTGTCGGGGTCGTAGTCGGCCTGGACCACGATCGGCTCCCGGAACACGATCGCGGGCGGGTCGCATGGGTCGGGCTCGTATTCGCTCACTGGTCCACTACTCCTTCGAGGATGTCTGCCAACGGGCTCCGGCGGAGCCTGCGGTCGATCGGGTCCGGCTCCGGGGGCGGGAAGATCACCCAGGACTCGGCGCGGTCGTTCAGCTGGCTCCCGTCCCCGCCGAACACCACCTCGTACAGGCCCATCGCCTCGCTCATCCGGGACGAGAGCCACCGGACCTCCCGGGGCGACATGAGCCCCGGGAGACCGGTGACGGTGATCCCCTCCGGCTGGACGTGGACCACGATCCCCGGGCCGGGCCTGGCGTCGGAGTGCCAGTGCCCGTCGGCGTCGTTGTCCTCGCGCCACCATCGGGGCTCGGGCCGGTTCCGGACCGTCATGAACGACGGTCGCGCCTCCCCGGGGCCGATGTCCTGCAGGGGCTGAGCCATGTTCAGTTCTCCTCGCTGCTGTCGGCCGCCGCGTAGCGGGCTGCCACGCGGGTCTCGATGTAGTCCTGCTTGGCCTGCTCGCTGGCGAGGTGGGTCTGCTCGACCGACCCCAGCGGGACGTCGGGGAGGACCGGCGACCAGCCCCGGGCGAGCTGCTCGACGTAGGCCGCCACGTCGCCGTCCTTGGCCGCCTTCTTCAGGATGCCCTTCAGCTTCGCGTCGTGCCCGGGGCGGAACAGCCCGCCGCCGGTGATCAGGGCGCATCCGCACTGACAGGGGCGGCCCTCCCGCTTCTCCCTGGGGGCGCGCGGGGCCCGGGGTGCCTTCGGTTGACCTCCGACATCCTCGGCGGTCTCGGCACCCCGGCGGGACTGCGCCTTCACCTGGCGGATCATCCGGGACAGCGGGGTCTTGCTGGACTCGATCGCCTGGGTGTGCAGGGCGTCGGTGCAGGCGTCCTGGTCGAGGCAGACCCGGAAGTCGGCGTCGAAGGTCTCCGGGGTGTTGACGGTCCGGCAGATGATGCACCGGTTCTCGCCGTCGTGCCCGGGGCACTGGCACAGGATGACCTGGCCGTGGACCCCCGAGATCACCCCGCCCTTGCACTGGGAGTGCATCAGCTGGGCGGCGGGGCTGTCGGCCTGGTCCCGGTGCTCTCCGAGGCAGAACCCCGACATGTACGGGTTCTTGGTGCCGTGGATGAGGGTGGCGGGCTTGACGGTCCGGTTCAGCTTGGGCAGCTCCGGCCGGGGCGGGGTGTAGTCCTCGACCAGGTTGCCGCCCTCGGGGGCGTCGTAGATCTCCATCCCTACGACCTCGGGGCCGGGGTCGACGATGATCACGTGCGGGTCGGTGACCTCGCCGGGCTCCTCCCCGGGCGGGGAGCCGTCGGCGGGCTCCTCGTCCTCTTCGCCCTGAATCCAATCGGCGGCAGGTTCGATGTTGCCGTCCAGCAGCTCGACCATGTGCTCCCCATCCGCGTCGACGAACTCGTCCACGACCGGCGGGTGGTAGTCCTCGGTGGGGCCAGTGACGGGGAAGGTGGGGTCGGTGTCGTCCGCCCCGGCCGCCAGGAGAGCTGCCCTGGCGGCCTTCGTCAGCTTCGGCATGATGCTCAGGCCTCCGGGTCGGCCATGGCCGCGACGTCGTCCAGCGGGCGCTCGACGGTCTTGGTCTCGCCCTTGGTCGTGACGTATTCGAAGACCGCCAGGCCCTTGTCCTCGTAGACCGCCACGATCTGGCCGGTGTAGTTCCAGCGGCCGACCTTGACGAGCTTCCGGGTGCCGACCTGCGGGCCCTTCGCTGTGGCCACGACCTGCTTGTTCGCGCGGGCGATCTTGGCGTCCTGGATGTCCTTGTGCCGCTTTTCGGCGTCGCGGAGGGCCCGGACCCAGTCCATCGCGGGGGAGGTGAACTGGGAGGCGAGGGCGACGGCGGTCGTGACCGACATGTCGTTGCCCTTGACGATCGTGATGTCGGTGCCGGTGACGTGGGCCCGGGTCAGCTTGCCCTTCAGGCGGGCATCGTGGCCCATCCGGAACTTGGACTTACTGCCCAGCAGCTCGCGGCACCCGCAGGGGCAGACCTTGGTGACGGTGGGGGCGTCGCCGGGCTGGGCCGGGGCGTGAGTGAGGCTGGTCCAGTCCAGGATGACCGTGGCCGGGGCTCCGCCGGTCCGGTATTTGGCGGTCCCGGGCGAGCTGTCGGTCGCCGGGTCGTACTTGGCGGGGTTGAACTTGGGCATTTCGGCTCCTGGGGCGGGAGAGGGCGGGAAGTGCGTGCCGGACAAGTAAACCAGTTCCGTGTCACCAACGCAAGCCGGGGCCGCACGCGGCGTTTCCGGCAGTCTGCTCTCAGCGCAAGCAGCCGTGCTACCCTGTTGTCATGACCGCACCTCCGACCCCCGAGACCGCCGCCTCCTCCCCGCCACGGGTGACCAACCAGGAACTGGGCGAGGCCATCGGCCTATCCCACTCCTCGGTCTCTCGACTGCGCTCCGGCGAACGAGGCACCTCCACCACCGTCATGCTCCGGATCGAGGCGGAGTTCGGCTGGAACCTGCACGACCAGCTGAAGCGCCGGGACGATGGCAGCTACGCCGCCGAACTGGAACGTCGACTGGCCGACTGGAAGACCCGGCGACTCGCCGGGTCTGGTCGCAAGTAGGGATGCCGAGGATCCGACCCCGGCCCGGGGGAAGCTCGGGCCGGTCACCGCTGCGCCCGTTCCAGGCCGACGGCGTCCAGTTTCTGAAGGAGCACCCGCATGCGTTCCTGGCGGATGAGCCCGGCCTGGGCAAGTCTCGGCAGTTGCTGGAGGCGGCGCAAGGCCCGACCCTTGTCGTCGCCCCGGCGATGGTCATCGACTCCGGGACCTGGGCTACCGAGATCGGGAAGTGGGCACCGGACCTGGACGTCACCGTCACCGCCTACTCCCGGCTGAACCAGCGGGTCCCGAAGGTGACCAAGGAGAAGGGCAAGGAGCCCGTCCCGGTTCTGACCAAGACCGGTCAGCAGATCCTGGTCATGTCCGACAAGCTCCCGCCCGAGCTGGACCGGGACTGGGGGACGGTGATCTTCGACGAGGCGCACTACCTGAAGGGTCGCAAGACCGTCTGGACCTCGACCGCGCGGCAGCTGGCGGCCCGCGCCGGGCAGGTCCACCAGGCGTCGGGGACCCCGATGCCGAACTGGGCGCACGAACTGTTCGTCGGCCTGCAGCTGATGTACCCCGAGCGGGCCCAGCGGGGAGGCGAGCTGGGGTCGTACTGGCGCTGGGCCGAGCAGTGGTTCGACACCTCCCCCACCCGGTTCTCCGGCGGGAACCCCAGTGTCGGATCGATGCTGGGGTGTACCGACGAGTGCTCCCGCCGCCGCTCCGTTGACCCGTGCGAGCACTACCGGGCCTTTGCCGCAGCGAACCTGGGGGACAGGTTCCTGCAGCGGTTCCGCGACGACGTCCTGACCGACCTGCCGCCATTGACCGAGCAGACCGTGCTGACCCCGATGACCGGCCCCCAGGCGAAGGTCTACCGGGCGCTGAAGCGAGACTTCGTCGCCTGGACCGAGGAGGGCCATGAAATCGTCGCCTGGGGCGACGCCGCGCTCAATGTCAAGCTCGCGAAGTGCTGCACCGGGCTCCCGGTGCTGTCCGGCGACCGGGGCAGCGGGAAGCTGGACCAGCTGGCGGCGGACCTGGAGTACCGCGCCCGGCCGACCCTGGTCCTGGGCCACTTCAAGGACACACTCCAGGCGTGCGCGAAGGTATCTCGGAGCCTCGGGGCGTCCACGGCGATCATCGACGGCACCACCAGCCGCCCCGCGCGCCGGAAGGCCGTGGAGGCGTTCCAGGCGGGCTCGCTGGACGTGATCGTCGGCAGCCTGCCCGTGGTGGCGGAGGGCCTGACGTTGACGGCGGCCGACATGTGCATCTTCGTGGAGAAGTCGTACCGGCCGAGCACCAACCAGCAGGCGATGCGCCGGATCCACCGGATCGGCCAGGAGCGGCCGGTCACGGTCCGGGACTACGTCACGCCGGACACGGTGGACGAGCGGGTCCGGGAGCTACTGGCCACCAAGACCGACGAGCAGATCCGGGTGCTGACTACGGCCCAGTGGCGGGCCCTGGCCTGACATGGCGAGGCCCCGGTCCCTCGTGGGGAGCCGGGGCCTCGGGGCCGGTCGGTCAGTGGCAGTTGCAGGTGATGTTGCCGTCGGCGAGCCACTGGGCGACGACCTCGTCCATCGTCATGTTCCAGGCCGGGATGGTCAGGACGGCCTCGGGGTCGGTGATGTCGAGGGCCGTCTCGATGCCCTGGGCGTCCAGCTCGTCCTGGACGCTGTACTTGGCGAGGTCGATGCAATGGGCGGCGTGCTCGGTGGTGGCCATGCGTAAATTAAACCACGGGTTTTGCTTGGAACGCAAATCGGCCCCCGCCGGTGTCGCTGGCGGGAGCCTGGTGTCGGTTCCTTCAGTTGATGGGGCGGCGGGTGTCGGCCATTCGCTGGTCGATGTTGGCCTGGCAGGTCTTCTCGGCCTTCGTGCGGGCCATCTTCACGTGGACCCCGGTGGCGACGTTGGCGTGGGCTCCGTTGGGGCGCTTGGGCTCCCAGCCGCAGGCGCACTGGCCGTAGCCGGTCCGCCGGTGGCGGTCGACCTCGGCGTACTGGGCGGTGTACTCCTCGTTGACGATCGCCGCGATCTCCGCCTTCCGGTCGTCGGTGGGGGTGGTGTCCGGGAGGAGCAGCAGCTCCGTCTGACCCTCGACCGGCGCTACCGGGGCGGGCTCCGGGCGGATGACCCGGGACTCCTGGTAGTAGTCGGCGAGGTCGTCCTTGGTGCAGTAGACGACGAAGATCGGGCCCTGCCCGTGGTCCCCGTCGTGGCTGTACTCGGCGGGGTGCACCTCGCCGCAGTTGTCGCAGGTGACGGTGCCGGGGGCGGGGATCTCTGCGGTGGCCATACGGAAATTTAACCATGCGGTTTGCGTCGCGCGCAAATCGAGGTGTCGGGCGCATGGGGCGGCCCGCCACGGGGAGGTCCTCGGGAGAGATCGGGGGAGCAACCCGACTGTCCCTACCTTCGACCCGTGACGGGCCGCCTTCTGGAGCAGGAGCCGACCCACCCAGACCACGAGGATAGCATGGGCGGGACCGGTCCTGCCGTCACAGCCCCCGAACTGCGTCTCGGGGGACCTCGATCCGGGAGTTGGTGCACCACGCGCCGCCCTTGACGACCTGGTGCCGGGCGACCCGGAATCTGGGGGCCTGGCCCTGGCCGTGGTTCCACTCGCGGGCCACCCCGACCTCTCCCCGGGTGCACCCCGGGGCCTTGCAGTCGGTCTTGAGCTTCAGCGAGCGGTAGACCGCGCGGGCCTCCATCGGGGAGAGCGGGAGGCCAGCCTCGTGGCTGGCCTCCCTCGGGAATCCCCTCACCAGTCGGACTTGCTGGCGCACTTCGGGCCGAGGCCCCGCGCCCGGCTGTCCTCGTCGGTCAGCTCCAGGTGGCACCGGCCGCAGCGCCCGATCTTCGTCCCGTAGAGCGCGGCGGCCGACTTCGGGTCCGCCTTGATGGCCTCCAGCGCCTCGTTGAGCTTCCCGTTGTACGGGTGCCGGGCCGGGCCCGCCTGGACGTAGATCCGGCCGTTCCGGGCCACCTCGTAGAAGTGGACGGTGCCCTCGGCGTCGGCCCAGGCGTAGTGCCCGGCGCGGATCCCGTGGGCGGCCTGGGCCTCGCCCCGGGGCTTACGCGGGCAGTAGTTCAGCAGGTGGTCGATGAAGCCGGAGGCGTCGTCGAAGGTCATGTCGTCCGGGACGTCCTCGCCCAGCTCGTGGACCCGCTGGCCCCAGAGGTCGGTGAGGACCTCCAGCTGGCGCTCCGTGGGCTTCCGGGTGACCTGGGCGAGCTGGGGGCGGTCCCGGTCGGCGAAGGTCGGCTTCATCTCGCCGCGCTGGATGGCGATCCTGCAGCGGTCGATCAGCTCGCTGGCGCGCTTCTTGCTGGTCGGGTTAGGGATGTCCTGGCCGAGGGTCCAGTTCAGCTTGCCGACCAGGCTGGCGAGGTAGCCGAGCTGCTTGTCGGTGGCGGGCTCCTCGGTGCGGCGGTAGTTGCTGCTGCCCGAGCTGGTGCCGGGGGTGCGGGCCGGGGCGTCGGCCTCGGGGACGGCGGTCGCGGTGTGGGTCTAGGCCAGGGCCCGCTCCAGCATCGCGTCCAGGATCGGGTCGGACTCCCCGATCTCGTCCCGGTACGCCTTGCCCTCGCGGAGGAGGTTGATCTGGAAGGTGTCGAGTGCCACGGTGTGCTCCTTGTCTGTGGGCCGGGGGCTCAGTTCCGGCCGTAGGACAATTAAACCACGGCGTTTGCGGTATACGCAAACCGGGCTAGTCGCGCCCGTCCTTCAGCGACCGGCGGCGACTCCAGCCGCCCTGCCGTCCGATCACCACCGTGACCTGGTACACCAGCGCCAGCCAGATCAAGCCCACCACGATCGGCCGGGCAACCTCGCGCCAGCCGTCCGCCTCGATCGCCACCGAGCACAGCCCGTAGATCGTCAGGACGAACAGGCAGATCTTCATCGACATGAAGGCCCGCCCAGCGTCGGTCTGCCACCAGGCCGAGTACCGGGCGTACCGGTAGATCAGGTAAGCCAGGGTCACCGCGACCAGGCCGTACAGGATGACGTCGAGCGTCACGATGGGCTCCTTCTCGCCATCGAAGCGACCAGGGCCGCCCCGAAGTGGTTGTTCTCGCGGATGTGCTGGGCCTCCCGGGCGACCGCTCGGGTCTCCAGTCCCAGGGCGTCCAACTCCGCCGCCAGGCGCTCGGTCCGGCTCGACAGGTTCCGGGTCGCGGGGTCCGGCTTGGTCTCGATCGGCCGCTCCTTGTTGAACGGCCAGATAGCCATCGTCACGTCTCCCTGTCCGTCTGCAGCTGCATCGCGCTCCGGGGGAGGGGCTCCATACCCGCCGCATGACGGCCCGCCACCTGGATCTCCTGCATAGCGTACAGGGTGGCCTGCAGGGCTACCTTCACGTCGCCGCCCTGGTTGACCAGCTTCTCCAGCAGGTCCGCCTGCTTCTCCAGGGTGGTCCGCAGCTCCTTGTTGTCCGCCTCCTTGGCGTCCAGCTCCTTCCAGAGCCGGGTCACCGTGGTGCGGGGGAAGATCCAGCCGAACAGGACCGCCAGGACCGCCAGGGTTAGGATCCCCGGTACGCTGATCGTTGCTAGAGCTACCAGGTCCACCCCCGGTATCGCGATCGACCCGTCGGCCAGGAACCTACTCACTCGCGGCTGCGCGCTTGAAGTACCCGGCGACGAAGGCGACCAGGGTCACGATGGCACCGGCGACCGGGACGGGCATGTCGACCCCGACCTCGGTGGCAGCCCACACCAGGACGGTCGCGGCCGACCCGCCCAGACCGGACGCCGCTACCTTGGCGACCGGCCACGGTGACGGCTGGTTCACCACCCTGTGCTTGCCCATCAGAGAACCCCCAGTTACGGCCAGTGGAGCGTGTACGACTTCGAGTGTACCTGCCCCACTGGCCGTGAACTGAACCTCGGGTTATTCGATGACCTTCGCCGACACGCCGTCCCAGACGACCCCGCCGTGCTGGAACCGCTGGATGATCTTGCCGTCGGCCTGCTCGACCTCGCCCGAGATCGGGTAGCCAAGGGCGCTGCGCTCCCAGCCCAGCTCGGCCCACTTATCCCGGATCCGGCCGTGGACCTCGAAGGCCCGGCCGACCTCGGGGGTCCAGTAGATCGACCACCCGCCGGTGAAGTGGTTGTAGCGGCCGGTGCTCCCGTAGAACGGGACGGACTCGTCGGTGGTGGGCCAACCGACCACCGGCTCGCAGCCCAGCCGCTTGAAGCACTGCTCGATCTCGCCCTGCAGCGCATGGGCGTTGCCACCGTCGACCGACGGGTGGAAGTAGATCCGCCCGAACTCGAAGTTCTGCCACCGGCCGACCGGGTCCAGCGTCGGCACCTCCGGGCCCAGGGGAACCCCGAGGACCGCCGGGCCGACCCGCCGGTAGGTGTCGGCGATCCGCCCGATGATCGGGTACTTGGCCGACACCTGCACGCCGGAGGCAGAGCCGCCAGCCGCCCGGACCCGGGTCGCAGCCGTGGCCACAGCTGCCGCCGTGCCCCGGATCTCGAAGTGCATCTCGTCGTAGCCCCACAGGCAGACCACGACGTTGTTGACCTCAGCCAGGATCTTCAGGATCTCCGCCTTCTGGGCTGGAGTCCAGGTGCCGGACTTGCCGTTCGGGTGAGACACGGCGTTGTAGTCGATGGCGGTAGCTGAGGCGTGGCACGACAGCTGGCTCGGGTTGTTCACGTTCGCCCGGTAGCTGTAGCCCCAGTCGTCGGCCGAGTGGCCGAAGGTCACCGGCTGGACCCGCAGGTGGATCTGGTTGGCGACGTACTCCAGGACGTCGTGGACGTCCCCGGCGCGGACCCCCGGGGCGAACGGCTCCCCGGCGACGATCAGCTTCTCCAGCTGACCACCGGCGACGGACCAACCCTCACCGGCGGACCAGCCGTTATATGAGGTGGGCATGTCTGTTCCTCTCGTTGGATGTAGCTCCAGCGTCGAGGGTACGCTCCCCGCCGTCAGAACACGTCCGGTGCGTAACCTGCGAAGTCCCCCAGCGACAGATCCGTCGGGGCCGGGGGCGTCGGGACCTGCTGGATCGTGGACACTGCAGCCTTCGCCCGATCCCGGGCTTCCTGGACTCGTCGGAGGCGATCCTCGAACAACTCCGAGATCGCCGCCTCCACCGCCACCTCGCTTTCGGCCAGGGTCGCCTCGTGGGAGGTCACGGTGTAGTCGATCCAATACAGCAGGACCGCCCGGACCGCCGCCTCGTCGTCCTTCCCGGTGGTGATCTCCGGGTATACCCCACGCAGGGCCCGGATAATGCGCGGGACGACCGTCGCGGGCACCCGTAGCCCAGCGACCGGGACGTACGGGATCGGGTCAGGGCTGCTGTTCGGCATGGGGTCCAGTCTACTTGGTGTAGGTGACGCGGAGCTTGGGGGCCCACTGGGATCCGACGCCGGAGAACCGGCCGTAAAAGTTGGCGTCGGTCGTGTTGGCGTACAGGACCACACCCCGGATGACCCCGGACTTGATGTCGTTGCCCCAGCTGGTGATGTCCAGCCAGCGGCCCTCGGGACGGCCGAAGTGGGCGTCGAAGGTCGGGAACTGCTGCGGCACCGTGGCGGGCAGGCCCAGGACGCCGTGCGCGCCGATCCGGGCGGTCAGGCCCGAGAAGTAGTACGCGTGTTCGGCGTTGAGGTACAGCTCCACCCGGCCCATGTCGGCCCCGGCGAAGATACCAGTCAGGTCGGGCCAGCCGAACGCGCCCGCCTGGATGCCGTTGAACGACTCGTAGTAGCCCTGGTACATCGAGGACCCGACATCGGTCCGGAAACTGCCGTTCTGTCGCCAGGAACGGGACCAGTCCATGTACCACTCCTTGGTGTCCGTGATACGGGCTGGAGTGGGCGCAGGAGCAGGCGGAGCAGTCCCGCCAGCCGGGGTGCCGCCACCGGCAGAGGGCACGCCGATCGAGGTGCGCTGGGGGCCGATGTCCTTGATCCAGTAGCGCGCGCTGTTGGTGCCCAGTCGGGCGCGGGTCGAAGTCGGGACACCCCCGGTGGCGTAGCTCAGCAGGAACCGCCACGGCTGGGTGACCGTGACCCCGGCTGGCGGACCCTCGAACATCAGGGTGATCGGGCGGGTACCGTTGTACTCCCAGCGGACCGGGGCGACCACGAACTCCCGGAAGATCGGGCTGGTGACGATCGGGCGAGCGCCGTTCGTGGTGTACCGGACCCGGTTGTACACGGTGTCGCCGGAGAAGCAGGAGAACTCGACCGGCTCGCCCAGTAGCTCATAAGACCGGCCCGGTACGGGCATGAAACCCAGCTCCAGGTAACCCATCTCCAGATTGGTCTCCTGGGTGCCCCAGTAGCCCTGGGCGACCGGGGCAGCGTAGCCGACGATGCCCCAGGGCAGGTCCCAGTCCCGCTCGTCCAGGGTCTTGCCGCCGACCACGATCCCGCCGATGACGTTCAGGCCCTGGAGGTTGGCCATGCCCATCTCGTCGATGGAGGCAACCAGCTTCCCGGTGGTCGGGTTCCGGATGCCGAGGTTGCCGCCGAAGGTGCCGATCTCGTTCGGGACCCCGTCCACCGGGTCGTTGGCGTACGCCTTCACCCCGTTGGGACCGACCTCGGTGTGGGTACCGGCGATCGGCCCGGCCGACAGGACCGTCGTCAGCACCATCACCGACTCCAGCAGAGCGGCCGAGATTGAGCCGGTCGCGACCACGTCCCGGGCGACCAACGAGTTCGGCTGAACCGCCCCGTTGCCGATCTTGCGGGCGACCCAGCCGTAGGTTGTGCCCGAGATCAGCTCCCAGGTCGAGCTGACATTCCCGGAACCGGCGGTGGTGTTGATCCACATATCGCCGACGTCGGCCGACGTGAGCCCCGTCGGCGCGCTCGTCTGGGTAAAGATCCGCATCTTCCCGTCGGCCGTCGACTGCGCCGTGGCGGCGTTCTGAATCGCGGTGTTGATGTCGGTGTCGCGGGACTCGGTCCAGACCCCGCCGACCCTCAGGTGGATCCGGTTGTCGGTGGAGCGGATCCAGAAGTCGCCGTCGATCGTGGAAGCGATGGTCGGGGCGGTCGCCTGACGGTAGGTGGTGATCGCGCCGAGCTGCCGGGCGGTCGCCGAGATCGCCGCCGCGCCAGACTGGGTCAGGTTCCACTGGTTGTTGCCGCCCCAGATCGACAGGCGGTTCCCGTTCCCGGTGTCGTACCACTCGTCGCCGACCGTCCGGCCGGTGGTGGGCGGCTGGGTGGTCTGCCTGAACGTCGTGGTCTTGGTGTTGGCGGTGTCCCGGGCGGCCAGTGCGTCGACCCCGGCCTGGTTCGCGGTGGTGGCTGCGGCTGCCGCGTTCTGCAGGGCGGTCGTGATCTGCTGGTCCTGCAGCAGTACCCAGTTCTGGGTCGGCGCGTCGTACCGCCGGGTCTCGTTCTGTACCGGCGGACCGGCCGACAGCTGCTTCAGCCACAGGTCGTTGCTTGCCGGGTTCGCCGGGGTCTCGGTCCCGTAGAAGATCGTCGTCCCGCCGAACTGCGAGAAGTCCACGATCAGCTCGGATTCGGGGATCCCTCCGGCGGTGACCGGACCGGCGGTCCCC